GTGTCCGCCCGCCGCAACCCTCGTCCCGACTGGGTCATCGATCGACGCATCGCCCTCGGCCATCGCATCGCCGATCTCCGACACCGGGCAGAGCTGTCACAGGAGCAGCTGGCACACCTCGCCAGCATGGAACGCCGGAGCATCCAGCGCTACGAGAACGCCCAGCGCGACCCGACCTACTCGGACCTGCTGCTGATCGCCCACGCCTTACGAGTGCACGTCACTGACCTGCTAAGCGGCTGACGGTTCGACTGAAAGTCAACAAGATCGCAGCCCTGTAGGGAAGTGTGGAGGCCACACGTATCCGCGTAGATCCTGTACACCCGGCGTGAAAATGTAACCCCCGGCAACCCCTTGGCCAGACCTACCCGCGCAGCTCGCCGAGCGCCCGGTCCGCCCGGCCCTTCCATGCCTTCCATAACCGGTCGGCCTCGCCGCAGTGCCGGTCGATGTCCCGGCAGACGAGGCAGCGGCGGGAGTGCTGCACGTACCGCCGCCACGCTTCCGCCGGTCCCGGCAGGGCCGTTCCTGCGGCGGCTGTCCGGCTGCTTCCGGGCGGGGGTTCGTCGTCTCTACGCTCGTCCATGTCGACGCTCCGCTCGTCGGCCACGCCCCCGGGTCGGTCGCACGGCCGCGGGGGTCTCTCTCGTTTACCGTACTACCCCCTGCTACCCCCGGGGGTAGCTATGGCAGGTCAGGGGCCGTGTTCTACCGTCCGCTACCATGATCATCGACAGGGAGGGGCCCGTACCTCCGTACCGGCAGATCGCCGACGACCTCCGGCGGAAGATCGAAGACGGAACGATTCCGCCCGGCCGGCGCATCCCTTCGATCGTCGAGATGGAGCAGGAGTACGGCGTCGCCCGCGACACCCTCCGCAAGGCCACCCAGGTTCTGAAGGACGAAGGCCTCGTCCAGACGGTGACCGGCATGGGCATCTTCGTCGTCGACCGCGCCGAGTCGTAGCCCGCTGTCGGACCTCGCCGATACGATCAGCAGCATGCCCACCACTCCCCCGCCCGAGGGTTGCGCGCGGTCTACTGAGGCCGTGGAGGCGGAGATCCGTGCGCTGCTGCAGGCGACGGGCGGCTGGCTGTGGGGGCCGACCCGGGACCGCTACGAACAGTTGCGGGACGAGTGGGTGCAGGCGATGCACGAGGGGATGACCACGGCGGCATAGGATCGCTGCACGTGGCACACACCTTCGAAGTTCTCGTGACGATGCAGCAGGCCGCCGACGAGGCGCACGCCCGGGTTCTGGCCCTGCGGGACGAGTACGGTCCGCCGACCGCGGCTGCGTGGAGCGACGAGCAAACGGTCGCCTACGAGCAGGCCTGGCAGGAGTGGCGGAAGCTGGCCGGCGAAGTGCAGGCCGCGATCACTGAGCACGCGGGCGAGCAGGGCCTCGGCCGGTACGACGTCGAGATGGACGTGAAGAAGAAGGCCCGGCACCCGGAGGGCGACGGCTAGGGCCGCCACTCCTTTCGGTAGTCGGGGTGGTCCGCGTACACCGTGGCCAGCTCCCTCACGGCATCCAGGTAGGCCGCTCGCAGCGACACCAGGGACCGGGCGTGCTGTCCCTCGGCGTCGAACGTCTCCCGGTCGAGCCGCTCATGCTCGACGTACTGGGCGACGATCTGCCGCTTGGCGTCGATCTCGCGCAGCACCCGAGCCGGATCATGGCGGGCGATGTGGACGGCGAGGTCTCGTGCAGCGGGGATTGGCTCCATGCGGGCGATCTTCGCCACGGACCAGTACTTGCGCGCTGCGTCGCCTTCGCGGTCGTCGCCGACCGCGTCCCATTCGTCGTAAGGCTGCCGCTCTGTTGTTCTCCGCGCGATCCGTTCGTCCTCGTCGAATCGAGCGCGCAGAAACTCCACCAGGTCATCCATCCGACGCCTCCGGGTAGCAGCCCGCCCCGGTGCATCACGCCGGGGCGGGGCCAGCAACAAACCCGACTGGTCTAGTGCCTGTCGGATGCTCCGATGCTACGCCGGGCCACTGACAGTGCCGGGGTGCGTCGACAGCATGTAGGTGTCGGCGGTCAGCTCCTCGTCGGTGAAGTCGGCCGCGTCCAGCTCGTCGTCGAAGTCGTCGTCCTGCTGGGTGGTCTCGTGATCCATCGCGCCAGGATGGCAGACGCTCAGCGCTCGTCCGGCCACGTCGTCAACACCCTGCCGGTCTCCTCGTCGGTGAGGGTGATGCGCGCGCCGGGCCGCCCCCACTCGCCGATCCAGGACTTCAGCTTGTCGCGGGCGACGGGCTCGCTGTCCCACCAGCCGTGCTGGACCGGCCGGCCGTCTGTGGTGAGGAGCAGGTGGTAGCGGCCGGGGCTGGTCATGTGAGCCGGATCGCGCGGGTGCGGTAGCGGTCGCGGACGATGGCGCCCTTCGCTTCCAGCTCGACGAGGTGGTAGTGGACGCTGGCGCGGCTGCGCAGGCCGACAGCCTCGCCGATCTCCGTGACCGAGGGGGCTTCGCCGCGGTCGGCGATGGACTGGCGGATGACGCGGAGGATGCGCTCCTGCATGGGGGTGGGGTAGGCGATGCGGTGCTGTGCCATGACCCCAGTAGAAACCTTGTTCGATTTTTGGTGCAAGCTGGGGGATGTGACCGACCTGCCGCCCGACCTGCTGCGACTCCGCACCCTGGAGACCTGGCTGACCCTCGTCCTCGACGACGTGCGGCGGGCGATCGCGGCGGCCGAGCAGCGGGAAGCGGAGCGGCAGCGCGGCATCGAGGCCCGGCCGCCCGCCCCGGACTGGCTGCTCGAGGTGGGCCTCAACCGCGACAGTCCGCCCGTGCAGCTCCACGTCGGCGGCTGCTGGAACTCAGGGAAACGCCACCGCGGTGTCAGCCGCGAGGACGCGCTGCGGGCTCTCGCCGACGGCGTCCGCGCGTGCAGCGCCTGCCGGCCCGACACGGAGCTGGGCGTGCTCGACTAGGCGCTCCGCGGGCGGCGGCCCGTCGTCTTCTTCCCCGCGGTCTTCTTGGCCGGCGCCTTCTTCGCGGCCCTCTTCTTCGGCAGCTCGTGCACCTCGGCCGGCTCGCCGCGCGTCGCCTTCGCCTTGGCCACCGACTCGTTCAGCGCGGCCATGAGGTCGAGCACCTGCGGGGGCTGCTCTGGTTCCGGCGCGGCGGGAACGGGCTGGTCTTCCCGCTTGGCTTCGATGATCTCAGCGATGGCGTCGGTGTATCGGTCGCGGAAGTCCGGGTCGTCGAGGTCGTCGCGGGTCATGGTGTCCATGAGGGCGAGCGCGCGGTCGATCTCCTCGTCGGACACCTCGACCGGCGGGGGCAGCATGTCTGCGGTGGGGCGACGGATCTCGTCGGGCCAGCGCATCGCGTGCAGGACCAGGACGTCGTCCTTCACGCGCAGCAGGCCGAGGCGTTCTCTGCCGCTCCACGCGTACTTCGCGACGGCCACCTTCGACGAGCGGCCGAGGGCCTGCACCAGCAGCTTGTACGGCTTGGCGGCGACCGGCTGGGCGGGGGCAAGGTAGTAGCCCTCGCCGATGCTGAGGGGGTCGATGGAGTCGAGCGGCACGAACGCGTCGATCTCGATGGCCTTCGCCGTCGGCAGGGGCAGGTTGGCCAGCTCCTCGTCGCTGATGGGGACGATGACTGCGGCCTGGCTCTTGGTCTCGCGGCTGACCTGGTAGCCCTTGCCGATCTCCGCGCTGGTGACCTCGCGGTCCTCCAGCTCGCAGTACTTCCGGACGCGAACCCGGCCGCCGTCCTCGCGGTGGTACTGGTGGAAGCGGATGGAGTGGTCTTCGGTCGCCGACAAGACGTTGATCGGTACGGTGACGAGTCCGAAGCTGATTGCGCCGCTCCAGATCGTTCGGGGCATGGGGAACCTCCGCTGTAGCCCCGAGCACCACCAGCCTACGGACACTGCCCGCCGCACGCACGGCAGCGCCCGCGCCATGAGGGACGGGGCAGGCGCCACGGGGAGCGGAGGGAACGTCGCCGGAAATCCGTCCTACCGTCGCGGTATGGACAATCCGAAGACCATTTACAGCCGGTCGGAGGCCAGCCGCCTCCGCGACCAGCCCTGCCCATACTGCGGGAAGCGCGGCCGGCTCAGCGTCCGTCCCGTCCCCAGTCTTGCTGACGACGTCGATCCCGACGTGTCGGTCCTCTGGTACTGCCTGGACTCCATCTGCGAGGGCCACGACGGCTTCTCGATCGAGAGTTCGTAGCTGACGCGGCAGCGCCCGCCTCGACGGGGGATGCGAGGCGGGCGCTGCCGTCAGTGTGGCACGGAGTGCGTCAGCTGACCTCTTCCTCGGGGCCGGTAGGCGGCTTGATCGCAATGCGCACGCGAATCTTCGGTTGCCCTGGATCGGGGTCCAGATCCGAGTGAAGGCGTCGGTACTCCGTCGCATTGATGAGGGAGTTGGCGTCGACGAACACCGGTTCTGTTTCGGTCTGCTCGCTTCCGTCGGCGCGAATCCGCTTGACCAGCGCCCAAGCCGCAATCGCGTGCCAACTCTCCTCTCCTACCTCGGCGCCTCGTTGCCCCGGATCCGTATACAGATGCTGCACGTGCACCTGCCACCCCGGGTTGGCGGTTGAGATCGAAAGGATCTCGCTATGGAAGCGGGCATCGTTGAGGTCCATCCGCAGCTCCTCCTGAGCGCAGTCGTTCACCGAGCTTGGCAGGCAAAGCGTAGGCGGGGTGGTTGTCGAGTCGGTTCGGGTCGACGGAGCACGGCTGTGGCGGACGGATCCGTAGTAGCTGTACACAGGGTCACGACTGCTCCAGCAGCTGAGCGTCGTGAGCCCGTAGCGCCTGCGAGATGGCGCCGATGCTCGGGTTCTTCCCCTTGTTGGCGCCCTCGGCGATGCGGAGGTGCGGCTGGATCTGCCGGAGGGTGAAGCCCTTCTGTCGAAGCGCCACGGCTTGTATGGTGAGCGCCTCGGTCATGACGGGCCGCCGGCCGCCGACGCGCCCGCGCTTGCGGGCGGCGGCCAAGCCGTCCTTCGTCTTTTTGACGATGTCGCGGCGGCGGTCCTCAGCAAGAGCCAGGGCGAGGTCGAGGATGAGGGAGCGTTCCTTGTGCTCGCCGGCGGCGATACCTTCGAGCACCTTGACGGAGATGCCGCGCTCGAAGAGGTCATTGAGGACGATCAGCCCCTCGAGGAGGTTGCGTCCCAGGCGGTCGACTTCCTGGACGCAGAGCATGTCGCCGTCGCGCATGTACTCGATGGCATCCATGAGCGCCGGTCGCTCTTCAGCCTGAAGCTTGCCGCTCACCTTCTCCTCGAACACCTTGATGCAGATGGGGTCGAGCGCGTCGTGCTGGCGCTCAGTGTTCTGCTTGTCGGTGCTGACGCGGACGAGCCCAACTAGGGCCATTCAGTGTCTCCTTCGTTCAACTAACGGGCTGTCAGGGTATCTGAACACAGGGAGTAGGTGAACGGGTTTCTGAACGAACCCTTGTCGAAGTACGTGAGTGAACTCGTGATCGTTTTCGGATTCACGTCCCGACCGTTTGATGAACGGCGTCCAGTGGCCGTGGCCCAGCTCCGAGCGCCGATTTGAGAACCCTGCTTGACGGCGTAGTTACCTTCGACCCATGACCTCGTACAACGGCAAGGCCACCCTTCTCGCAGAGGACGGCCGCAAGTTCGACGCAGACGCCTCACTGGCCAAGGACCAGTCCGGTGACTGGCGCGGCACCCTCACCTTCAACGACGCCACGCTCGTCCGGGCGCTGCTCAACATCACTGACGGCCACATCCTCGTCGATGGCAACCCGGGTGAGTTCGTCCGGCCAGACACATCTGACTGGACGGCAAACACCGCAGGTCCGTTCACGATCCGGATCCTGGGCAGCGGGCCGGCCCCCTTCTGACACGACGAATCGCCCCCACTCCCCCGCGCTTGCGGGAGGGTGGGGGCGTCGTCGTTCACTCGGGTTCGTCGTCGGGTGGCTGTCCGTCGCCGTCCCATTCGATGCTGGCTTCCGGCATCTTCTCCAGCAGGGCCTCTAGGGATGTTGCTGCGGTGGCGAGGCCGCGTTCCGGGTGGTCGATCACGTAGTACCTGCCGCTCGGGAAGCGGGCCCCGTCGTACACGTCCCCGTCAGGGGTGCGCAGGCGGAAGCCTCGCGTGAAGCCGGGCATCAGTCCTCGCTTTCGTCGGGTGGCGGCCACTTCGGTTCGAGGAACGGCCGGCGGCTGAGCCAGAACGGGGTGCCGTCGTCTTCGTCGTCCACCGGTTCACCCCAGTCCGTAGTTGGCGACGAGCTGGCGCAGGCCGGGGGTGTCCTTGCTGGTGAAGTCGCCGCCGCCGTCCGCGGTGTCGTAGCCGCCGAGGCCGGGCGCGCACATGACGGGCAGGTAGCCGTAGGTGGTGCGCACGCACTCGTAGTCCTCGACCAGCCCGTCGCCGTCGACGTCGGTGTTGGGGTGGGCGAGGCCGACGAGGTGTCCGATCTCGTGCGTGATGGCGTTCTTGATGCGGGCCGTGTTCACGGTCGCGTTGGTGGAGAACCAGTTGGCGTACCAGTATTCGGAGTCGATCCACGTCCAGCCGCCCCACGCCGCGTGGTAGTCGGGCTGGCCGGGCCGGTTGGTGTAGCAGTTCCAGGCGCGGCTCATGCCCTGGGCGCCGGTGGGCCGGTACTTCACGCCGAGGATCATGTGGTGTTCGGCCGGGCAGCTGCCGACTGCGGGCGGCGTCTCGATGGTGGTGGTGACGGTGAACGTGGTGCCGGTCACCGCGGTCAGCTGCTCGGCGACGGCCTGCGCATACGGGGTGAGCCGGGTGCGGGATGCGGTGTCGGCGAACGTGAACAGGTACTGCCGCGGGCTGAGGCTATGGATGCCGTCCTCGGTGGCGATGCGCCAGCCGGGCCCGGAGTAGATGAGGCCGGCGGCGTGGGCGCGCCCGGGTGTGAGGGCGAGCAGCAGGGCGGCGACGAGGATGGGCAGGGCGTGGCGGGCGCTTGCATGCATGCGGTGCTCCGGAAACGAGGAAGCCCCCGCCGTGTGGCGGGGGCTGTGATCAGGCCGGGCTGTCGAGTTGTTCGTAGACCGGCGGCGGTGGCGGCTCCGGGTCGGCGACGGGCTGTTCGGGGATGACGCCCATCTGTTCCAGGGTGATGGCGTCCGCCGCGGTGTCGTCGCGGCGCGGCTCGGCGGGGATCGGATCCACGCTCACACTCCAGTTCGGTAGTACGTCTCCACGTCGTCCGGCGTCTGCTGCGGGGTGCCGCCCAGCTCTAGCACCTGGTCCCGCAGTGTGAGCGCCCACCGGGACAGCGAGTACAGCACTCCCCGCACGCGCACGATCTCCTGCCGCGTCGAGGTGAGCTCTTCCCGCAGTTCCTTCTTGATGGCGTCGAACGCGGCCCGGTCCTCGGCTCGCTGGTTCGGTTCGGCCTGCGCCAGGGCTGCCGCCCTGGTTGCTTCCGCTGTAGCGGCGGCTGCTCGGGTCGTCGCCCGCGCGGCGAACGCGCCGGCCACCACGGCGCCTACCGTTCCGAGCACCGCGACGATGCCTGCCCACCAACTCACGGGCCCTTGCCTCTCCGGGCAGGCCGCGGGTGGGGGACCGAGTATTCGGGCACCGTTGCCGCCCACATGATGACCCCGACGTGCGAGGTGAGGTACCAGATGGCGAGGAACCCTCCGCGGGCGAACTCGCCGGTGACGACAGCGGATGTGTAGGAGATGGCCCACACGGTGGGGGGAATGAGGGCGGCGACGAAGCCGTAGCGGTCACGTCCGATACGGAGGAACGCGCTGCCGGCTGTGATGAGGCCGCAGACGATCCACAGCCATGCCCAGTGGGTGAGGGGGCACAGCGAGATGAGGAGCCGCAGCCCTTCGGGGTTGGGCTGGGGGATGAGGAGCATGCCGATGCCCCAGCAGGTCTTCCCGATTCCGAGGATGAGAAGGAAGGCGCCGCGGCGGCCCAGTGCTGCACGCAGCCGCCGGGCCGCACGGCAGGGCACTCAGACCCCCGCCGGTCCCGTGGGCGCGGACGGACTGGAGGGTGTGACCTGGGCGCGGGTCAGGAGGGTGAGCCCGGCGAGGACGAGGGTGTTGATGGCGCCCACGGTCTCCTGGGAGACCTCGTAGCCGAACGTGGCCACCAGCACGGCGCCGGCAGCGACGACGGCGGTGAACGCCTGGGGGGCGATGGGGCGGGTCATGGCGGCGGCGATGGCGCCGAGGATCGCGGAGACGGCGGCGACGATCGCGCCGGACTGCTCGGCGGTCAGGCTGGTGATGCCCAAGCTGACGACGAGGCCGAGGACCGCAGACAGGGCGTTCAGGACGACAACCGGTTCGCGCCCGAAGAATCTCATGATGATCTCGTTTCTGTAAGGGTCAGGCGACGACGGTGAAGCCGTACTTGTCGCCGAGTCGGATGAGGCTGGTCTTCCCGGGGATGCCGTCGGCGTCGGGGCCGGTGTAGCCGAGGTGGCGCTGCCACTTGGCGTAGGCCTCGACGGTGGCCTTGCCGTAGTGGCCGTCGCTGTACGTCTTGGAGAGGTAGCCAGCGTTGACGAGCGCGGCCTCGACCACCTTGACGCCGGAGTACGTGACCGGCGTGCCCTTGGCGGCCGGGTTGGACTTGGCTGCGGCCACGAGCTGGCTGAGGTCGACGACCGGCTTGGCCGGCGTCGGGGCCGGCCTGGCGGGCGGCTTGGTTCCGAGGCGTGCGGAGACCGTGGCGAGGATGTCGTCCCACTGCATGCCGGGCCCGCGGGGGTCGACCTTGCCGGGCTGCCAGTCGAGATGGCGGAGTGCGGAGCGTGCGGTCCAGCCGTGGTGGCGGCAGATCGCGGTGATGACGCGGACGATCGCGTCGATCTGCTCGGGCGGCCACGGGTCCTTGCCGTCGCCCATGTTCTCGCACTCGAAGCCGTAGAAGTGCCGGTTGCCGTCGACGGTGGCCTCGTTGTCGGCGGGCGGCTTCGTCTCGGCGATGACGGCGGCGAGGACGTCGGGGTCGCCGAGGCCGGCGTGGTTGGCGCGGCCGTAGCCGACGAGGTGGACCCTGCCGTCCTTGGCGATCATGCCGTGGCAGAGGGGACCCGGCAGGGAGGCGTAGCCGTCACGCACGATCCGCACCGTGTTCTCGGTGCCGCGGGTGACGGTGTGGTGAATCATGACGCCGTTCACGGGCCCCCACGGGCCGTGACCCTCGCGGTTGTGGTGCTCCCAGTCGCCCACCTCGACAACGGTGACGCCCTCGGCTTTGAGGGCGGTCAGGAACTGGGAGGCGGTCATCGGTGTGGCCATGGGGCCTCCAAACTGGAAAGCCCCCGGCGCGGCGGGGGCGGGCGGTGTGGCTGCGGGTCAGAGGCTGACGAAGGTGCCGTTGAAGCCGATCCACGGCGGGGTGACGGTGCCTTCGGGCTGCGCGCCCGTGCCGATCACCTTCAGGAAGCCATCGGTCTGCACGTCGAGCTTCAGGGTGATGCGGGCCGAGGAGGCGTCGGAGCACGGGATGACGACGGTGCGCAGGGAGGTGGGTCGAGCCGCGGCGGGCAGGGCGCTGGAGTTGACGATGCCCGAGTTCGGGATCGTCGTGCCGGAGTAGGTGACGTTGAGGCCGCCCCGGAACATGAGGGTCTGCTCGCCGAACAGGTTCACCAGCCGGTACTGGAAGGTGCCGTTGTTGTTGCCGTTGTGGCTGAACCCGGCGACGAGGGGCACGGTCGTCCACGCTTGGGTGCCGGAGGCGATCGCCACCCAGGCGGTGCCGTCGTAGACGGTGAGCTGCTTCTCCGAGTTCAGCCACGCCGTCATGCCGGCGACCGGCGCGGTGAGGGTGGCGTTGCGGGCGGTGGCCGTGGCGAAACGCATCACCGTCTGCCCGGCGATCTTCAGCAGGCCGTCGCCCATGACCTTCAGGTCCGGGACGTCGCCGTAGTCGAGGGCGGTGAAGCCCTGCCCGAAGGTGTCTGTGGTGGGCATGCGGCCCCCTTCCTATGCGATGCGGGTGGCCCGCATGTACGAGCCCTGGGCGAGGCGGGTGAAGGTGGCGCTGGCCGTCTGCTGCGCCCACTGCAGCGCGCAGGCGCCGGCCGTCGTGGTGAAGAGGGTGCTGGCCTCAACGGAGTAGCAGAGCAGCGTGTTGTCGTCGCGGCTGCCGTAGATGCAGGCGGTGGTGAACGCGTGGACGCCGAAGCGGCCCTGCCCGCCGGAGGAGGTGCTGGACAGGATCACGCCCTGGTCGGGGCCGAGGGCCGACCGCGTGCCGGTGGCGCCGGACGGCACCGTCCACGCGGTCCTGAACCGGGCTGCGTTGACGGCGGCATGGAACAGGTGGAATTCGATGTGGTAGACCGCGTTCGCATCCAGCTGCATGGTCAGCTCGGGGTCGTCGGTGAGCGTCGCCGACGTCCGGTCGAGGTTGGCCGTCTTGTACACGTGGCGGGGAACGCCCAGCGGTGCGGTACCGGACGCGGTGCGGCCGGCTGCCCACCAGTTGCCGGTGCCGGACTGCACGAGCAGCACCTGGTCGCCGACCGCCGGCTGCAGGTAGGTCTCCAGGCGGCGGGCCCGGATGGAGCCGACGTCGACGGTGCCGGGGGTAGCGCCGACCGCGGTGACGATGCCAGTTTGCACGTCGGCCCTGCGCACCTCGGGGTCGTCGCGGCCGGCCTGGGTGGAAGCCCGCTTGATTCCCTGGGCGACACTGAAGCCATCCATCAGGTGTCCTGCTTTCCGCCGATGGTCTGGATGGTGATGGAGTCCAGGCCGAGGCTGATCGAGAAGGACTGCACCTGCTGCAGCTCGCGCTGCCCGTCCTCGTAGACGACCCGCAGGACGTCCCCCGGCTCCAGGCAGGGGTTCGGCAGCGAGGTGAGGGTGACGGTCGCGTTGGGTTTGAGGGCGTCGCGCAGCAGCTTGTTCGCGGCGCCCTGGGCGAGCGACGTGTTGATGAGGGCGGCCGAGCTGTAGAACTTCGGCACCCTGCCGAAAGGGCCGCCCACGTAGGTGGGCGAGGTCGGGTCCGTGTCGGATGCGGACGCTGTCACGGGCGGGGCGTTGTCCTCCGCGTTCTCGCCGGATGCGACGACCATGTTGTACATGCCGCTGCGGGAGAAGCCGCGGTCGGCGGAGATGAGGACGCCACTCTCGCCCGCGTTCACTTCCCACGCGACGGGCGCGGTCAGCAGGTCGGGGAGTTCAGCGATGACGAACTGGCCGTCCGCGTCCGCGTACACCTCGGCGCCGATCGCCGTCGCGCACTCCTGCACGGCGGCCCACCGGTCGCCCTGGATGTCCCAGGTCATCGTGCCGATCGTGGCGTCGGATGCCCGGTTGACAATGACCGCGTCGGGGATGGTGTCCTGGATGAGCCCGGTGATCGCGGTGACTGCCGCGGTAGCGCCCCGCGTGGTGCGGGGCGCGGTGAACTTGTCGTCCGCGATGACCGCTTCCAGGCCGGAGCCGTTGATGGTGACCGGGCCGACAGCCGGGTCGCCGCTGATGGAGTCGATGCGGAACAGGCCCAGCGGCACCGCCTCGATGCTGCCGTCGCCGTAGATGACGCCGCGCAGGATCCGCAGCCTGGCCCCGTACACGGCGAGCTGGCTCGTCGGTGTCATCGGCAGGAGGCTCACGTCCGGCACCGTCACCGAGCAGGTGCGGCGGACCGCGTTGCTGCGGTCCACCGTCACCGAGCCGTCCGTGTGCGGCAGGGTCACGGTGACGCCGTCCGTGCGGAGCAGCTGCACCTGCGTGTGCGGGACGTGCGACTCCCGCAGTGTCTGCAGGAAGCGTGCGGAGGGGGCTGGGTACACGAGCACCCCCTCACGCGGTGCGCTGGTTCAGGGTCAGGTCCAGCACGGTGGCGTAGCGGTCGAGCAGGCCGAGGACGGTGGCGTTCTCGATGCCGACATCGCGCACGGTCCACGTCGGGGAGCCGGCCATGCTGCCAGTGGGCCGGTCGACCTCAGTCAGTGGCAGCGTCCACTCCCGCCACGGCTCGGGCGCATAGGCCGTCAGCCGCGGGAAAGCAGACTCGGCGACGGTCACGTAGACGTCCGACTCGCCCATGCCGGGCGCTGCCTGCCACAGCAGCACGTTCCCGGTGGACAGCAGGAAACGCAGGGCCTCCCGCTCCTCGTCGGTCTGGGTCCACACCACGAGCGAGCCTTCCCGGCCTGACCGCACCCCGGACAGCACGACAGCGTTCTGCCGGCCGCGGATGCGATACACCTGCTGGTCGATGGGCTGCTGCCAGTCCGGCGGCCGCTTGACCAGCACCCGCATGTTGACCAGCGGCTTGCCCGGGTCCTTCAGCCAGGCATAGTTGGTATCGCCCGGATCGAGCGTGAAGGTGCCGGTAGTGCGATACCCCGTCAGTGCGCCCGTGGTCGAGTTGTAGAACTCGATCCGATAGGAGAACGGCACACCCAGCGGGGCCTCGTAGTCGGTGACGATGAGCATGTCGTCCGTCGTCGCAACCTGGTCAAGCAGCCCCGACGGGCCGCGCACGACCGTCTTCGACCCGTCCGCGAGGACCCGGTACACCGACATCAGGCGAGAGGCGACGATCTCCCGGATCACCAACTGCGCCGATGCGGACTGGTTGCTGGTGGTGACCGACTGCTGCGGCAGCACCTGGTACAGCTGCACCGTGTCCAGCTGCAGCGTGCTGCTGGCGGCCGTCGCCGTCAGGACGTAGTCGATCTGCGCAAAGGCGGCGTTCGCCGGTGCGGTGAAGTCCTGCGACAGCGTCCACCAGGCGCCGTCGGACGGGATCGCCGCCGAGGTGCTCGATGCGGTGGTGATCAGAGCCGAGGAAGCGTCGAGCCACCGGATGGTGGACGCGAGGGACCAGCCGCCAGCCACCCGCTTCGCGGCCACCCACACGCGCCAGTTAACCCCGCCCGTCACCGGATAGATGCCGGAGCGGATGGTGCTGGCCGTGGCGGTGCTGCTGGTGACGGTCAGGCTGTAATTCTCGGTGAACGACTGGGCGCCCCACGGGGTGGAGCGGGCGATGGTGGCCACGCCGCTCGGGACCGTCCACGCGCCGGCGCCCTGCTCGAAGCTGCTGTCCGCGTAGGAGACGGCGTTCACGTTGGGCAGGCTGCCGGTCGGGGTCGACGTGCGGGCCTTGACCACGGCGCCCTCAGAGCGCATCACCTGGCCGGCGGTCGCCGAGGTGATGCCCACCGCCAGAGACGCTGTAGCGGCCCCCGCCGGGGCTACGGCGCTCGCGTACTGCCGGTAGTAGCCCGTGCCGGGCGCCGCCAGTGTCGAGCGAGTGGCGGCGATCTGCGTCCCGGAGGAGTTGTAGAAGCGGAGTTCCACCCAGCAGGACGAGGCGGACGTGGGCGGCGAGAGGTAGGCGTAGGCGATGTACTCGACGCCCGGGGTTACGCCTGGCCGCTCCACACACAGTGCGGATGCGTTGCCGTTCGTCGTGACGGTGAGGGTCAGCACCTCCCCGCCGGAGTAGTACCAGTCGGCCGCCCACGACACGGGGGGCGCCGTCCTGCTGAGCGTGCAGTTCGTCTCCGCCGCCCACGAGGTGCCCGAGATCTCCTGCTGCTCCGCATCGAAGCTGAGGAGGTTCCCGGCGAAGCGCAGCGGATAGCCGAGGTACACGTTCTCGAAGAACGTGACCTGGTTCGCGGCCGTCGCTGTCGATGACACCAGCACCTGCGCGCGGGCCGCACCCAAAGGCGCCGCTCCCCCGACCGAGATGCGGTGCCACGACGACGATGCCGCGGTCGTCGTCAGTGACCAGGTGATGCTGATCTCCGTGCCTGCCGCGTTGAGCCAGCGGATCCCGATCCGCTCCGGGATCGTGGTGCTGCTGGCGTCGGCGAACGCCCAGTAGGTCTCCCCTGCCCGCACCTCATAGGAGGAGTAGGTGCGGGCCTGCATCTCCCCGATCGCCGTGGCCTTCATCTGTACGCAGCCGTCGCCGTTGCGGCCGCCCGACCCCAGGCTGAGCGTGCAGTTCAGCTTTGCCGCCCAGCCTGAGGTGTTCGGATCGATGCTCTCCGTCGTCGGCGAGAGAAAGTTGCCGGGGATTGCCACTGGTCACCCCCTCGGGCGTGCGTTCAGAGCGGTCAGGATCTCGGCGTTGTTCTGGCTGACCACCTGCTGCGCCTCGCCCCGGACACGCCCGAGGAACTCGCCCGAGTCGAGGTACAAGTTGCCCTCGAAGCTCGCAGACCCAGTCCCGGCCCCTCGGCCGGCAAGGACCGTCAGCGCGTTGGCCTGCGACGTGGTGAACACCGGCTCGGGCCTCCCGGTACCGTTGTAGGCGAGATTGAGGCCGGGCTGCAGGTAGCCGCCGCTGTCGTACTTGCCGGGCTCGAAGCCGTACCACGAGGTGAACAGGCTGTCCTTGTAGCTGCGGGCCCGGCTGCCGACGACGACGCCGTCGCCGCCGCGGGACTCGACGTTGACGCCGCCGAGGGTTCCCGCGGTGTGGCCCACGCCGGCGTTGGTGATGCCGATACGGAAGGGGCTGTTGCCGTGGTACACCCAACCAGGCGGGGCCGTCTTCCCGGAGAACGCCATCGTCGCCCAGCGCCGGTGAGGCTTCTGGCCTCGGATGACGGACTCGATGGCGGACATGAACCCGGAGCAGTCCCAGGACGGATTGCCGTTACCGGCCCACTGGTAGGGCAGGCCGGCCTGCGTGCGGGCCCACTTCAGCGCGGCCTGGATGCGCGGCCCGCCGAGACCGCCGGCGCCCTTGTCGTCGGCCTCCTTGGAGTAGCCGAACAGGGCGTCGATGATCCGCGTGGGGATGCGGCGGATCATCTGGCCGAAGCCGGTGTCCATGCCGGGGAAAGACTTCAGCAGCGGGTCGACGACGTTCTTGATGCCGGCCCGGGCCGAGGCCTCGATCGTGTCACCCAGCCACGACGCCCCCTCCTTGATCTTGTTCCATGCGGCGGAGCCGACGCCGGCCACAGCGTTGAGGCCCTTGCCGATCCAGCCGAAGATGCCGCCGTCCTTGAACGACTGCAGCACGCCGCCGCCGGAGTAGCGCAGTGACCGGTCCGTCGGCGTGTTCGGGTTGCCTCCGAACACGGGGGCCAGGGCTGCCTTGACGCCCTGCGCGCCGCGGGACTTGGCGACGGAGTTCATCGTGTGGACGAAGCCGGAGCCGACGGCGCGTGTGAACTCGGGCCGCATGATGGCCTCGCCGCCGGACAGCTCCAGCGCCCCGCCGGTCGGAGACAGGAACCGGTGCACGTCACGGCCGGGCGTGTAGCCAGGCATGACGCCGCCCGACGCGAACTTGAACTCGGCGAGCTTCGGGGCACCGAACGCGCCGGCGACCTTGTTCCAGACGCCGACAACGCCCTTGTTGTAGACGATGTCGACGACGTACTGAATCGGGTCGCGGGCGATCTTCTTGACCTTGTCCCAGGCGGTCTTGATGCCCTCCCGGGCCTTGTCGAAGGCGCCCACCAGCTTGTCGCGCAGCGTTCCGGCCCAGCCGGGCACGGTCTTGGTGAAGAAGTCCCGGACCGGGAACAGAACGTACTGCTTGATCCAGTTCCATGCGGTTGAGATGCCGGACTTGATGTCGTCCCAGTGTTTGATGATGTAGACGACAGCGAGACCGATCGGGCCGGACAGAGCACCGAGCAGCCACGGCCAATTCCTGCGCACCCACGACAGGACCGTGTTGAACACGCCGGGGATCGTCTTCGTGAAGAAGTTGACGAACGGGCCCTTGAACCAGTCGACGACCGCGGAGGCGCCCTTCTTCAGGGCGTCCCATACGACCTGCACGGCGGCCCGGAACCATCCGAATTTGTTGTAGGCGTAGATGACGAACCCGACGAGCGCCAGGATCGCCAGGCCGATGAGGACCAGCGGGTTGGCGCTCATGATCAGGTTGAACGCAGCCTGCGCCAGCGACCACAGCTTCGTCGCGATGATGATCCCGTAGATGAGCTTGATGAACCACGGGGCATGCTCGGCGATGATGCCAATGGCCTCGGCTATACCGCCGATCACCTTCATAGTGATGGTGGAGATCGGGGAGATCGCTTCCCCGACGGACAGGAACGCGTCACCGATCTTGCGCAGCGCGTCCCCCAGGCGGGGCGCCATATCCGCGCTGTACGACAGGAAGTGTTCGAACTCTGGCGACCCCTTCAGTCCCGCCGCCCAGTCCGCGAACTTTCCAGTGATCCGTTGCAGGGTGTCGGAGATCGTCGACATGTGCGGCAGGAAGGCGTCGATGATCAGCACGATGCCCTTGAAGATGTTCCCGAACGCCGTGCCAAGGCCGATGATGGCGGGCTTCACCGACTTGCGCAGATCAGCGACAAAGTCGGTCCACCACTTCGACTTGAAGCCGGCGCTGGCCTTGTCCTGCAGTGTCGTGATGGCGCTCGCGGCGTCCAGCACGAACGGCGTCAGGCCGGGCAGGGCGCGCCGCATGCCGTCCAGGGCCCGGGTGAAGATGGGCATCACGGCAGGCTGCAGCGACTTGGACCACTCGCCGAACGCGGTCTTCAGGTTCGTGTACGCGGTCATCGTGGTCCGGGCTGCCGGGGTGAGCTTGGCCAGCTCAGCCTGGTACTTGGCCTGGGCGATAGCAGCCTGGTCGACCCCGCCCGCAGTCGACATGGAGGCCGACTGGATCTGCCGCTGCGCCGACGCGACAGCGTCCGCAGCGTTCTGCTGGGCGACCGCCACGTTCGCGGTGGCCTCCGACACCCGCTGCTGCGCCTCAGCAACCTGACGCGAGGTCTCCACCTGCGTCCGCGCGGCCTCCGCCTGCGCGTCCTTCACTGCCCGCGCCTGGTCGGCGACCTTCCGCTGGGCGTCCGCAACCCGCTCCTGCGCCGAGCGGACCGTGACGGACCCCTCCACGCCGGCCTGGTTCGCGGCTGCCGTCTCGCTCTTAAGGCGGGCAGTCTCGGTGGTCTGTTCCTTGAGCCGCTGCACCGCCTGGTCGTAGGCCAGAAGCGCCTTCTGCTTGTCCAGCTCGGTGCTGTTGGCGGCCTTCAGGACCGCGTCCCGCTGAAGGGTTGCCTCCTTCAAGCCGATCTCGGCGTCCCGCTGAGAGAGCACCGAGTCCGCCAGGCGCGTGTTGAGGTCTTCCAGCTCCAGCGCGGCCTGCTTCCGCGCCGCGGTCACGTCCTCCTGGGCACGCCGAGCGTCCCGCTGAGCGTCCGCGAGAGACCGCTCAGCGTCCTGCACCCTGCGCGCCGCCTCCGCGTTGCGCTGCGCCGCCTGGGCGGCAGCATCCGCCGCGGTCTGCCGGGCCTGCTTGACCTGGGCCTGCGCCTGGGCGATCTGCCGCGCACCGTTCCGCTCGGCAGTCGCCAGCGACTGCTGGGCCGACGCCATCTGCAGCGACTGACGGGCGGCCTGCGAGGCTGCCTGGCCACCCTGGTAGGTGGCGTTCGTGGCGGCATCCTGAGCAGCCTTCTGCGCCTGCAGCACCTTCCCGATCTGCATGAAGGCCGGAACGGCCACCAAGGCGACCGATCCGACGCCGACAGCGGCAGCCGATGCCGCAGCCGCGATCGAGCCCAAGCCGGCAGCGACCACCGGAAGGACCGGAATGATCGCCGGACCGAAGGCCAGCGCGGCCGTCGTCAGCAGGTTCAGGTTCGCGGTCGCCGAGCGGGTGTCGACGTCGACCTTGGCCGTGCGGCCATCGAGCCGGTTGATCTCCGCACGGAGGGCTTCCAGTTCGGCAATGGCCTGGCCGGTGTCGACGCGCACGTTGACGTCCGGATGCTCCGCCCCAAGGCGCCGAAGTTGCTCCTGCAGCCGCGCGACCTCAGCCAGCGCCGTTGCGGCGTCGACATCGACGCCGATCCGCTTGTTCGACAAGGTCTCCAAGCGGGCTCGCAGGCGAGCCATGTCCGCGTTGAAGCCGGTCTCGTCGATGCGCACGTCCGCCCGCGGCAGGTTCTGCATGGCAGCCTGCACACGGGAGCGGAACGTGCGGCCGAACGCGCCACCAGCCTGCTCGCCAGAGCGGGCCGCGGGCGCTGTGGCTGTGCGCCCGCCCGTGGTCACACCGTTGCGGATCGCCTGCGCGATCTGCGTGGAGATGTGCCGGCCGATGAGCCGCCCCATCTCCTCGCCGACCTGGTTGGCCGCAGGGACGAGACCGGCCTGCAGCCGGGAGCGGATGCCCTGGGTGTTCGGGACGACGTCAACCTCGACGGAGCCCACGCTGATGGCGGCCACGGCACCTCCTCCGTGGCGCTACGCGGCGCCTCCCTGTAGCAGCTTGAAGAGCCGGTCGGCGCTGCTCTCGTTCAGCTTCGGCTTGGCCCTACGCGGCTTGGCGCCCGGGCGGCGGATGGGCTCCGGCGGATCGGGCCGCTTCGACTTCTGCTCGATGTTCACCGTCCACAACGCCCACTCAAGGTGGGCCACCCGGTCCGCGACCAGCGCCACCAACTGCTCCAGCTGCGACCACGGCGCGCGCTCCGGCTCGCCCTTGTCCGCCTGCTCGGCCAGCTCCTCCGGCGTCATCGTGTTGCGCAGCGCGGTCCACGTCGCGGACTCGGGCGGCAGCCGCTGGATCAGGACCCGCAGCCGCCGCCACGACATCCGGCCCCGGTGCACATCGAGCAGGTCGACGCCCTGGTAGTAGCGGAGCAGGTCCGCCTCTACCGCCTCCGCGTGCGCCTCGACGACGGCGCGGGTCCACGCGATTTCCCCAGGCTCTCACCGGCCTGCTGGGCGGCGTCGGCGACGAACTCGCCGATCTCCTCGTTCGTCGGGTCCAGTTCGAAGTAGAGGTCGATGTCGTCGGGGTGGATGACCGCCTCGGCGAACGCGTCGATCTGCCCCATGTTCAGCAGGCGCTGCTGCGACTGCCGCCACTGCCCCGGGGGGATGACCCGGAGTTCCTCGCCGCACAGCAGCGCGGTCACGTAGCCGTCGGTGGCCTCGATCTCCTGCGCCTCGGCGGCCGAGGTCTCCTCCTGCGGCTCCGGCTCGACGGCTGTGCGGGTCGACGGACGGGACGCGGCGCGTGCTGCGGTTCGGGGCTTCCTGCTGGTGCTGGTGCGCGGGGTGTTGGCCACGGCGCGGGCCTCCTTTGTTCAGGGCGCGGGCAGGGATGTGAAGGTGGACGGGCCGGGCCCGCGCCAGGGTGGCGGCCCGTCCACCAGCTCAGGACCCGGTGTACGCGGCGGTCGCCGGCACCCGGTCGAAGTGGTAGACGGTGTTCCCGGCGGCGTCCGGGTAGGCGGTAATCGTCCACTCGTAGCCCGCGACCTCGTCCTGCTTGTGGGACACGTCCGAGCGTTCGGTGATCTCGCCCTCCGGCACGTAGAAGCCGCGCTGGAAGTTGTCTCCGTCCAGGACGACGAACCAGAACGCGCGCCGGTCCGGCACGGGGCTCGCGGTCTCGGCGAACGTCGTCAGGCCGGCCGTCGGGGCCAGGTCGGCGGTGTCGATGCGGTACTGCAGCGACTGCACCGTGGTGCGGCCGGTCTCCCACACCGTCAGGCCGAACGTCCGCAGCGACGAGGTGATGGTGGTGCGGATCGGGGCGGTGTAGCCCCAGGGCGTGAAGGACTGCGTGTCCTCCTCGAAGCCCTGCACCAGGCCGTCGTCGCTGATTGCGCCCAGCGGCGCCCACGGCGCCAGCGGCTGCACCTCCGGGTCGCCGGGCGAGGCGGTGCCCAGCGGGGCGACCCAGCCGCCGCCGTTCGCGCCGACTTCCAGCAGATCCGCCGCGCGGGTGATGTTGACCATGAAGGGTCTCCAGACATGCGAAGACCCCGCGTGCGGCGGGGTCAGGGTTACAGGGTCCGGCGCGGGCCCACAGGCCGGTCAGGAGACCGGGTGGCAGAAGATCTCGTAGGTGGCTCCGACGCGGCGGAGCCCGGTGTTCTCGTAAGGGCGCACGCCCGGGGCGCCGACAGTGCCGACGCGCCCGAACACCGCCACAGCCGTGCTGCTGCCGCGGAGTTCCCCCAGCAGCAGCCCTCGGATCGTCGATGACAGGGAGATCGCGTCGGCCCGGGTTGCGGCGTAGACGTCGACGTCGACGAGCGCCCGGTCCAGGCGGATTCCGTCGTCGTCGCCGCCGGGCAGGCGCTGCACCTGCACCGTCGGCAGCTCGTCGAGCAGGTTGTTGTCGAGCTCGTCCCGCACCACGACGTCTCCGCCGAGGCGGGTTCGGAGCCAGACCATGACCTCCAGCTCGATGTCGACTGCGCCGACCGCGGCCATCAGCCACCGCCCCTCTGCGCAGCACGCAGCAGCACGTGATGGGCGGGGACCCGCTCGGTGCCGTACTCCACCCAGCGGGCGTAGTAGGCCGTATTCCGCACGTAGGCCACCGCGCGGTTCCGGCGCCGGCCGCCGCGCGTGGTGCTGGAGACCTCCCAGCTCGCCTTGTAGCGGCCGGGGTTCGGATCGCCGCTGCCACCCACAGGCGACAACGACACGGCGGTCGACTTGATGACCTCCGCGCGGCGCACCATCTCCGCTCGGACCATCTCCGACCGCAGGAGCTGTCCCACGCCTTTGCGATTCATCTTGAACCGTGCTGCCATAGCCCCTCCTGCAACTCACGAACCAGGGGGCGGACATGGAAGTGAAGGGCGTACTCGGCACCATCAGCTTCGATGGCGAATGGGTCACCATCACCAAGACACCCGTCGGCCAACGGCCGGCACCAGTCAGGCTGCGGGCCGCAGACATCACCGGCACCCGGTACAAGCCGGGAAGCCGGCTGTTCCACGGCTACGTGCAGTTCCTCCTCCCTGGCAGCGTCGCCGCCGGAGAGAAGAGCGGCCTCGCGCACGGCGGCAGGCCGCCCTACGAGGACCCCCACAGCCTGTCCATCCCGCGCAAGAGCAACGGCGCAGCCGAGAAGCTGGTCGCTGCGGTCGAGCAGGCCCGCGGCTAGCCGGTCACCCGGTCCGCGGCGAACTGCAGCGGCCCGCGTGCGCCGGTGAACGGGCTGCGCCCCCAGTCGCCGGGCTCGCCGGTGATCTCGCAGACGACGCCGCGGATGCGCACCCGGTCCGTTGTACGCAGAGGCATCTTCGGATGGTCCGGCGGGGCGTACACGGTCCAGCCGACGACCACTGTGTCCCGGCCCTGCTGGTCCGAGCCGCCCACCTGCGGCGACTCCTGCCGGGGGGTGACCACGCAGCCCGGCAAGTCGAACGACTCGTCCGGGCCGGGCAGCGGCTGGCCCCGGCCGTCGCGGCCCGGGGACGGGCCGGTGCGCAGGATGCGCACCGTCTCCCCGAATGGGTACGGCGCCGGTGCGGGCATCTACATCTACCCCCAGCCCGGTTCTAGCCAGCCGCCGTCCGCGTACAGGTCGTCGTCGACCGGATACGTCGGCGACGGGTCCGCGGCGGCCGGGGTGGGATCGACGGTGAACGCGCCGCCGCGGCCCGCCAGCGACTTCAGCGCCGTCTTGTCGGCCTTCGTCAGGTACAGCCCCCCAGAGCCCTGAGGACGCTGCACCGACATCGGGCCGATCGTCTCGTAGCTGACCTGCTGCGGGTTGACGTAGGCGCGTCCGGCAACCGACAGCACCACGGCGCTCGCCCCGTCCGGGAGCGGCCTCACCACTGTCTCGCACAAGGCGACAGCCTGCTCGATCAGCAGGTCGGCCCGGTTGCCATCGATCTCCGGCAGGGCCAGAAACAGCCCGAGCTGGGCGGCGGTAGGGGGAAGGAACGCCACGATGACCTCCTAGGCCAGGGCCTCCACGGCGTCACACCACGCAGCCAGTTCCGCAGTCGGGTCCAGCTCTGCGCTGCGCGCCTTGGCCCGCTTCGACGCCAGCCGGTACTCGGACGGCGTCAGCAACTTCCGCAGCACCGCCTCATAGCCTGCGATGTCGTTGCGGTCGACGAAGACGCCAGCCTCGCCGAGCGACTCACACAGGCCCGGCGTCGGATGCGCCACGACCGGGATACCGGACGCGATGGCCTCCACGCCGGCCCGGCCCCACGACTCGTAGGACGACGGCATCAGCAGCACCTTCGTGCGGGCGTAGACCTGCTCCCGCATGCTGGCGCCGTCGACGTGGTCGACAACCTCCACGTTGGGCAGGTCCGGGAGGATCTGCTCGCCGTAGGCGCCGCGCACCGCCAGGAACTGCTGATCGGGCATGCGACGAGCCAGAGCGGCGAGCACCTTCCCGCCCTTGGCCTCATTGCAGTTGACCAGCGTGATGGCCTTGCCGGGCTTCGTCGCGTAGTCGCCTGCGAACACCGGCGGTCGCACGATCAGGCTGCTCGCCGGCCGCACCGCTGCCGGGTACTCGACGAAGAACAGCTCCGCCTCGTGCGCCATCCAGCGGGAGTTGTACACAGCCAGAGCGGTCGTGCCGGAGGCCATGTCTCGGAACGTGGGCCGGTGCGTGTTGTGGCAGACCACCACCACCGGCCGGCCGTAGCCGCGGGCCAGCGCGGACGTCGACGGCACGCACTCCAGATGGGAGACGAGCACGTCGGCCTTCCGCGCCGCCGATGGGAAGTCGAGGCGGGCCTCCAGCGGAATGACGCGGATGCCCCGGTACTCGTAGGGCTCGACGACCTTCCCGTACCGGGACAGCCACACCGTGACGTCGTGCCCGCGCTCCACCAGGGGCCGCAGCATCGACACGAGCATGTGCTCGGCGCCCGCGTTGTGCTCCGGCGGCATCGCATGCACACGAACGACGATCTTGAGCGGTGCGGTCCCGCCCGGCGCGGAAGCCGGGACCGCCCCCATCAGGACCCGCTCGGCGTGCCGGTGAACTTCACGAACGCCTCGGCGTCACCCAGGACGAAGCCGTAGTAGGCCTCCGCCAGCAGCAGCACCAGGTTCTCCTGGAACGCCGAGTGGACGCCGCCGTCCTCGTCGATGTACGTCGCCTCGCGGGAGATCCGCACCGTGATGTCCATGCCGACGCCGTAAGCGGTCTGCGACCAGTCGCCGCCGATCGCCCGCAGGCCCGAGTCGACCGTCGTGGACTGCCGGCGCAGCTTGCCCGACACGCTGCGCGAGTAGGCGACCGGCTCGCCCACCAGCGTGCCCGCCAGCGCCGCCCCCGTGCCCGGCTGCGTGGTGTCGACCAGGATCGGCCGGCCGGTGGTGTCCGTCGCGCCGAGCAGGCGCGTCTTCAGCCGGTGGTCCGCGACGGTGCCGGTGTAGTCCCAGTCGTCGTCGACGATCTCGCCCATGCCGGTGACGAAGTCTCCCCAGATGCCGCCGTTCGCCTGGGTGGTGGTGCCCAGCGCGACGGACTTGGTGGTCTGGGTGAGGTAGTCGGGGAAGGGGCCGGTGGCGCCCTTCATGGTCTTGCCGTGGATCGCGGCACGGTCGAAGGCGCGCGCGAACGCGGTCGGCAGGTCGTTCTGCAGCTGGGTCCACAGGCCCGCCGCGTTGGACTGCACGACCTCCATCGCGGCCGGGATGAGCACGGCGATCTTCTTGCCGGTCATCTGCTTGATGTCGACGCCGCCCGTGCTCAGCGGCTTGCGGCCAGCCTGCTCGACCCAGTCGGCCGTCGGCACGTCCAGCGGCACCGGCACCGCGGTGTTGGCGCTCATCGAGAGCGGCACCCGGCGGGCCAGGGACATGACCGCGGACTGCTCGACGGACTTCTCGAAGATGGGGCCGGTCAGGGTCGGGGGGAGGAACGTCGCGTCGACGTCGCTCAGCTTGATCGGGTTGGTTGCCATGGAGGGCTTCCTCTCAGCGGCCCTTCAGGGCCTTGTCCATGAGCCCGGCGAAGATCACGCCGGGGTCGGAAGATGAACGGTTGCCGTTGCCCGAGGAGCCCTGGGTGCGGTCCGGGACCGGTCGGCGAGGGGACGTGTCGGCCGGCCTGGCCAGGTGGGGCTTGCGCTTGAGCAGGTCCGCGAGGCTGTCGCGGATGCTGTCGCTGTCGATCTCCCCGTCGTCGCCGACGAAGGCGTCCAGGTCGAGGAAGGCGTGCGCGTCGTCAGGGTCGGCGAACTCGGCCGCGGCCAGGGCCCGCACCTCCGCGCGCACTGCGCGCTGCCGGAAGGCCTGGGCGCGCTGCTCGGCCTGGGAGAGCTGCTCTGCGAGCCGCTCCTGCTCCGTCTTCTGCGCGTCCTCCAGCTCCTTCGCCCTGCGGGCGAGGGGCTCCAGCTCCTTCAGGCGCTCCCGGAGGCTCTTGGCCTCCTGATTCGCCTTCCGGATCTTGGCCTCGGCGCGCGCACGGTCGAACGGCTCCTCTTCGGTGCCCTCCGCCTCCTGGGCGGTTGCGGGCTCCTGCGACTCCTCGACGACCTCGGGGGTCTCCTCGTTCTCGGGCATGATGAACTGGCCCTCCAGGGGCTGAGAAAGGCCGCCACCAGGGCAGCCGTTGGGGTTGGTCAGTGCGAGCCCGGCAGTGGATTGCTGTCGTGCTCGGCGAGGGCCCGCCTGAACAGGCGGAGCTGGTCGCCGGGATGGCCCTGCGCATACTCCCGGTACAGCCGGTCCCACTCCGCGGCGTGCGGCGACAGCCGGAACTGCTGGCCGCGGAACACCGGGACGATCGTGCAGTGGCAGTTGTCGTGGAACTTCACCACCGAGGCGTCGCCGGAGAAGCGTTCGTCCGCGTCCCGGCCCGCCGTCCCAGCGTTCTTGTAGACGGCCCCGCGCGAGGCCATCAGCTTGCAGAAGGCGCAGGCTCCAAGGGCTGCGGCCCGCGCGTAGGCGACCGCCTCGCGGTCCTGGCGTACCGCCTGCCTGAGCGTCTCGCGCCCCTGATCCAGGACAAGTTTCTGAGCTACGCCTTCCGCCTTGCGGTGGGCTGCCTCCAGGTCCCCGCCGTCCCAGATGTCCTTCAGCGCCCACCGCAGCGACGCCTCGACCTTGTCCTCGGGCGGAGTTCCGGCAGTCCGGACCACTGCCCGGCGGCGGATGCCCGCGGCGTCCCGCTGGTCCTCGAACGCGTTCGCGGCCAGCGAGGCGGCAGCGGCACCGTACTGATCCACCAGGGATCTGACAGCGGCGAGCCAGTCCGGCACGCTGGCCTGCAGACGGCTCGCCACGAGCAGCCGGCGCAGACCGCGCATGTCCCGCAGAAGCAGGCGGACCAGCGCGGTCTGCGCGCGCCGCTGAGCATCCGGGACTCGCCCGGCATCAGAGACCGTCGCCGCCATCGCCGACCTCCGGCTCCGGTGCCGTCTCCGCAACCTGCGTCAGCCGGTTCAGCAGCGCAGCGCCCTGGGCTCGCCGGCGATCGGCTGCCACCCGGCGCCGCTGCTCCTCCGACAAGCCGGCCATCTCCAGCAGGACATCCGACTCGGCGGGGATGATGCCGGCCTGGGCCAGCTTCACCGCGGCGTCCGTCTGCGCCGCAATCGTCGGCGTCGCCGGGTTGCGCCACACGCACTCGATGCGGCGTTCCTTCGGGGGCGGTTCGCCGTCCCGGAACCACAGCGCGAGCCTGATCGCGTCCCGGTGTGTGGCCGAGAAACGGCGGATGCGCCGCTCGGCCTTCTTCACCAGCGCGCCCTCGGACGAGCGGATGGCGTCCGCGGAGGCCGGGTTGTCGCTGGTGTAGCCGAGCATGTGCGGCGGCACCGACAGCTGCGACGACATGATCCGCGCGTACAGGTCGATGATCCGCGTCTGCCCGGACGGGTCATGGGCGGTGAATGCGCCCACCGTGGGCACGTCCCCGTTCTCGTCCCGCTCCAGCGCCAGCACGCGGCCGATGTACGTCTCCCAGGCGGACTTGGCATGGCCCTCCGCGTCCTGGAACGCCGACTCGGACGCGCCCAGGATGTAGCGCTGCGGGGCGCCGAAGAACTCGGCAGCCACCTCGATGCCCATCAGCCGCCGGCACGCCGCGTCCGTGATGCTCATGACCTCGGGCGTGATCTCGGACCGGCCGACCCGGTCGGCGGTGCGCTGGCGGTTCGCCATCCGCAGCACGGGCACCATGCCCAGCCGGTGCTCGTCCCGGTCGAAGACCTCCCAGCCGCTGTCCGCCTCGGCCGCGTACACGGTCTGGTCCGGCAGGTACAGGGTGACGATGCGGACGCCGTCCTCCACGGACTCCCGCAGCGCGGCTGTCGCCATCCGCAGCCGCGCATCCCAGAACATCGTCATGTCGAGTGGCGACTCGAACGTGATCAGCGGCGGGTCGTCGCCCTCGCCAGAGCCGACCGACACGTACTCGCGGCCGTAGGTCAGCGCGTCCAGGTGAGCCAGGGATGCCTCGTCGTACAGGTCGTTCGACTCGGCGATCTCGTCCAGATCGGATGAGTCGGAACCGTCCGCCCAGCGGAACGCCTCCAGGTCCAGGCGCTGCTCCAGCGCCTCCACCCCAATCCGCGGCCAGCCGATTACCGTGTGAAGACCCTTGAGCTGCGGCGGGATGCTGATGCCGAGGTCGCGGACGATCTGCTCGCCGTTGAAGTAGGCGTCCAGCAGCTCCAGCTTGAAGCGCTGCGACAGCAGGTCCGTCCGCAGGGCCGTCAACAGGCCCAGCTCGTCGGGCGACAGCGTCAACAGTGGCAGCTCAGGGATGGTCGTCGTCACCGCAGCACCACCACCCTCCCCTTGCCAGGCTTCCCGCGCTTCGACCAGGCCGTCGAGTTCAAGACCATCCGGCGCAGCATCCGTGCCCCGATCGCACACACAGCGAGGTCGATCTTCCGAGCGGACTCGCGGTGCTCCTTGCCGATCGTGTAGCCCCACTGGTTCGTGCGGCGCCGGGCGTTCGCCACATGCTGCCTCAGCACCCGGTGCCCGTCATGCGTCAGCTGCCGCTCCAGCACGTCGCGGTAGAAGCGGTCCACGGCCTCCGTGAACGCCTGCTGGCGGCGGCGGTCACGCATGTCCCACAGCACCGCGTGCCGGTTCGTTCCGCCCGTCACGGCCTTCAGTTTCAGCTTCTTGCCGTAGCGCTGGGCCCAGGCGTCGATGTAGCCGTCCCAGTAGCGCTCGCCGTCCGCGTCGTCGTGGCCGGCGCCCGGGTCGGCGAAGAACGCGATCGGCCGGTAGTCCGCGAACACCTGGTCCACCGTGCCGTCGACCTCCTCGCGCGGAACTCGCCACGGCACATCCGACGGCCAGTTCGCCGGCCGCTGCCACACACCCAGGGCCGTCACGAACCCGTCCGACACGCGGCAGGCCACAAGGCCCGTCGCGTCATCCGACTTGGAACCGTCGAAAAACAGCACGACCTCGTCGCCCTGCTGCAAACTGGCGCCCTCCACACGGCAGGCGTCCCACTCGTAGGGGGCGAGGAACGCGTCCTCGGCAGCTGTGATCTGGTTGAACCAGAACCGGCGCGAGCGGGAGGGAGGGTTGCGGACATCGAGAATCGACGCAGCGATCCGGTCCACGTCCAGCCACGTCGAGTCGCCGCGGACCGCCAGCAGCGTCGGGCGGATCCACTCCTCCGTCAGTTTCGCCTCGGCCGGGGCCTCCAGTGAATCGTAGAAGAGTCCGGTGTCCACCGTGCGGCCAGCCTGGACGGCCTCGAACGCCTCCCGGGTGCGCTCCGCCACCGAGTCCTCGCCAGGCTCGTAGGCGTTCGTGATCGCCATCGTCCTGGACTGGCCGTCCGCCGACTTCGTGGCGTTGCGCTCGATCACGGCAGCCATCTCGTGGCCCTGATTCGACTCCACCCAGTGGTGCGTCTCGTTCAGGTAGGTGGCCGTCGGACGGCCGCCCTCCAAGGCCCGCGGTGACGACGTCACCGCCTCGATCCGGGCCCGCCCCTTGTCCGCGTAGATGATCTCCTTACCGAGATCAATGCGATACTCCTCGATCGCCCGCTTAGTGAAGATCGACGGGAACAGCGTCATCGTGTTCCGCGTCTGATCCTGCGACACCGCAGCCATCTGCACCCACGCCGCCGGATGCTGAACCCCCAGCGGCTGGCCGGCCGGAACGTCCCACTCGTTGCCCTCGTCCGCAATTCCGCCGAACCGGCACGGCCCCACGAACTCGAAGGCGCCCCATGTAGCGATCAAAGGGTCCTTGCCGTGACCCTTCAGGCGCTGGATGACGCCGTCCCGCCACAGGAACCGGTGCGTCACCGGGTCCATCGCGTACCACCACAGAGTCAGCCGGGCCTGCTCGTTCGTGTACTGCCATTCCTTGCCGACGTAGTGCTGCAGATACGTCTTCGTCCACGCCAGCGCCTGCCACCCCAGCGTGAACTCCGGCAGGACGAAGCGGCCGTCTGGGCCACGCTTCCACGTAGGCCCGAGCGTGAAGGGTTCGACGACGTCCGGGACCTGCGCCTCAGCCGCCATCGCCCTGGATGTCAACCAGCGGTGAGTGCCGCTTCAGCTCGTTCCGCCGCAGGCAGGCCTCAATCTCATCCCGGTTCGGCCGGCCGAAGAAGCCCCGCAGCCGAACCACGGCGAAGTCGCGAAGGCCCTCGATCCTTCTCACCGAACTGGCGTACACGCACTGCCGCTGCGGGATGCCGTGGAGGCGAGCCCAAGCCTGCGCCTCGGCCTGGCTTCCCGCGCAGACCACGTACTTCAGCACGTCAGCCCCCTGCGATATCGCGGTAGGAGTCCAGCGGGCTCACTGACGCCAGCTTCGCACCGGCGGGCTTCTTCCGCTCCAGCTCCATGCGGGCCCGACGGCGGTCTCCCTCCGTCGTCAGCAGGGACGTCATCACGGAGTTCAGAGCCGCCACGTACTGGCCATTCGGCGGCCGGTCCGACGACAGGCCGCGCGACATCAGCTCCGCCGCGTACCGGGCCATCGTCCAGTCCGACGGCTCGTAGAACTGCGCCTGGCCCGACTCACGCAGGGACAGGTACCAGTCCGTTGCGATCGGATGCCAGTTGGGATCCGGGTCGGGGAGATCCGGCAGGTCGGAAGGCGGCCCCGACGGGGCCTGCACCAACTCCGGGCCATCGCCCTTGTTCCGGCGACGGCGCTCCTCGGTGCGCTTCGGGATGGGTCCATGAGCGCCCATGACGACCTCCAGGGTCACGACGCACCACCAGGGCGCGAGGGGCGGGAACGACGAGCCCCGCCCGCGCGCCACCAGGGCGTCAGACCAGCGAGGCAATCACGCCGGCCGCATCGTGCAGCTCGGCAAGCTCAAGAGGCGTCCCGGGAACCCGGTCGCCCACGATCATGTAGCGGCGGTCCGAGTACACCTCGACCGCCTTCTCACCGCGGCGGATACGGCGCCCGGCCGGCACCGCGCCGCGGAACCACAGATGCAGGCCAGTACCAGACCGGCCCCGCTCCATGTACGTCGCGGGCAGGCGGTCAACAATCCGCTGCGCCCACGGCAGCAGCCGGCCGTCCTCGACCGCGTGGTCCAGGTCCACGACGACGATCCCGTCACCGGCCGTCAGCACGAAGCCGACGCCCTCGCCAACCCTCGCCTTCACGGCCGCGGAGAAGTCCGACCAGGACGACGGGTCATCCACCGAGGCGAAGCGTCCATCCGTCCGCAGCGGCACCTTCCGGGGCGAGTAGCGCACCCACCGCGGACGGTCCGTCAACTCAGCCGGGACCCGAGCAGCCTGCTCCGCCGCCACCCGCTGCTGCTCCGCGCGGCGCCGCTCCCGGTACGCGGCCTGCCGGCACGGCGACGAACAGAAGCGCGCATCCGCCCGCGCCAGCAGCGGCATCGGCCCCTGGCAGCGCTCGCACCAGGTGCGGCAGGCGGTCTCGGTCATGCCCCCAGTCTAGCGGGTTCGCGTTACGGCTACAGATCGATGACCTGCACCGTTACCGCACCGTGACGCACCCTGGGGCGAGAGGCGCGAGAGAGCGTGCCGCATCGCCGCAGGTCAGCGGCCTTGGGAACCCGTACAGACAGTCAGGTGCTATACGGCCCCGATCCCGAAGATCCCCGGGGAGGGGGATCTCCCCCAGGGTGATCATGCACAGGCCCGCTCGAAGGCGAGCCGGCGCGACTCCAGGGAAGCCCTGGCCAACGCTCTTGCGTGATCATCGGTCGACGTGTTCGCGATCTCTGTGAGCACGTCGACGAAGAGATCGTCTTCGCGGCTGTGTTGGACCTCGAAGTCCGGTGCTGCGTCGGCTATGGCCTGCACACGCTGCCGTACATGGGAGACGTCCATGCCTGCCTCCCTCGACCCCTCGGGTGGCTGGCCTGCGTGCCTACCGCCTGCGCCTGCCCACGTTGGCCCTGCTCCCCGTATACACGCCTGTGGCCCTGCGGTGCAGGAGCTGGCAGTAGCCCTTGGCCCTTGCTCCCATGTACTTGTGGAGCTGCTTGGTGCAGCGGCCCCAGTCTCCGGGTGTACCCCATCGGATCTTGGCCGCACCGGGTCCGCTGGTCCAGTACCTGCGGAGCGTCTCGGCACCGCCTCGGCTTCCTCGTCCCTTGCTTGCCACAGTGGATCACTCCTCTTGCGGCGCGGGCTCCTGTACGTCTACCCGCTGGATGGACGCCCCTTGCCCGCTGGGGATGGCGAGGCATATCCCGTTGGCGTCAGAGAGGACGGCCCAGCCGGCGGTGAAGAACAGCTCCAGGTTTTCGCCCTCGACGAGGACGTCGTCCCGCTTCTGATCGCGGGGGTGGACGATGAGGTAGCGCGGCATGGTCACCTCAGCCCGGGATGCTCTTCGGGTGGACGCTTGCGCCCGGGCCGGGGGGTGGCACGCTGGGCGTCGTTGCCTTCCCTGCTGGACTTGAGCCCGTGGCAGGTGGCACAGACGCCCTGCAGCCGGTCCTCCGCATGGTCATCGGTCTTGGCCTCGATGTGGTCGCAGTGTGTCGACGGCCGCACGCCGCAGAGCTTGCACACCGGGTCACGGGCGAGGACACGGGCTCTGATCTGCTGCCAGTTCGACGGCAACCGGGCCTTGCGGTCCGAGCCCTGCCAGCCGCCGCTCACGGCGCGCTGGCATCTTGTTCTCGCGTGGCGTCAACCTGCTCCCGCATGCCGCGAGCAGCGTTGACGATGTCGTCCCAGTCGCGCAGTCGGTCCAGACCGAGCGCGTCGGTCAGACTGGCCTTGCGCAGCTCCTCGATGGCGTAGCGCTTGTCCATGAAGGCCTTGAGCTTCTCCTCGGCCTGGATGGCTCGCTCGTTCGCGCGAGGCGTCTCGGCCTGCTCCTCCGCCTCGCTGAGATAGCCGGTGAGGTCGTTCGCCGGGATGTCGACGGTCTCCTCAAAGACGAGGACGGCGCGGGCTCCGATCTTCTCCGCGATGCCATCGAACTCGCTGACGGGCTCGGGCTTGTCGAGGCCGGTGATGTACCGGCGCGCGACATACCCGTCGACGACGAGGACGAAGGGCGGCCGTTCGTCTCCGGCACCTTCGGGGAGTTGGAGGATCTGCAAGCGGGCCATGGGCGCGGGCCTTCCGTGAGTCAGGCGTCTTCTGCTCGAATGCTGACGCTGCGGGCGAAGACGGTGATGGTGACAGTGACCAGCTCGCCGTCGCTGATGTCGCCGACCTTGATGCGCGAGTCGGCCGGGATGGCCACCGACGTGCCGTTGATGCGGACCGTGTTCGGCAGCACGACGTCAGCGCCGTCGATCGGCCCCTTCCGCCGCTCGATGATCTCGATGTCCGCACCGCGAAGGTCAGCCACGGCGGGACCACCACCACACGCCGAGCGTGTCGCCGCGCATGGCCTCGGTCCGGCCGCCGAGCTGGGCGAGCACGGAGTCCATGTCGTCGGCGTCCCAGTGGTGGACGTGCTCCTCGTAGGGGTTGCCGTCGACCTCGCCCTGGGGGGCTTCGACGATCGGCAGCGAGACGAGGATGTGCCACGCGCCGGCCGCTTCAGCGCGCTGCAGCAGGGCGACTGCGTCTTCGCGGGGCATGTGCTCCAGGACGTCGCCGAAGATGACGAGGTCCCGGTGGAACAGGTGGTTGTCAGCGTCGCGCGCGTCCTCGACGTGGATCTCGTCGTACATGGCCCGGGTCTTGGTCGACTTGAGCTTGTACTTGGCCACGTAGGGCTTGTGGATCTCGATCGCCGTCCACCAGATGCCCTTGTGGGCGGGCCGGAACAGCTTGGCGTAGGTGCCTTCGCCGGGGCCGACGTCGGTGACGGTGTTGGGCTGGTGCCGCTTGAACCGTTCGAGGGACCAGTCCTTGCCCTCGGCGATGCTGGTGGGCATGGCGGTCTCCTATGCGGTGGTCTGGTCGTCGATGAGGCCGAGCGTGTCGAGTGCGGCCAGCAGGTTGGCGAGCGCGGTGCCATCCGAGCGTGAGCCGGTGACGGCCTGCTGCGTGATGGCGGGCTTGCCGTGGAACCCGAGCCGGTTCCCGTTCGGGTCGATGGTGTGCACGACGGTGCCGTAGAGGCTGGACACGAACTCACGGAGGCCGGCGTGCTGTGCGGCGAGTGCGTTGGACGCGTAGCGGTCGAAGGCGTACTGGGTGCCGTTGAAGCCGGTGCCGGACCAGTTGGAGACGATGAGGTCGGCGCCGGTGGCTTCCAGGTCCAGGGCGCTGCCGCCGCGGCGGAACCGGTAGCCCTTCGCCGTGTCGTGGACCGTCAGGTCGCCGCCGGACACCTCCGCGTCGCCAGCGACGTGCAGCCCGGACAGCCAGGCGGTCCCGCTCTCGATGGCCGCGACCCGGTTGACGGTGTCGTCGACGTAGGTGTTCAGCGCCGTCACGGTGGCGGCGAGGGCGAACTTGGCGTCGGCCCAGGCGCGGTCGCCGTGCGGGTCGGCCGCGCTGGCGTGGACGCTCACCTTGCTGCTGGCATCGGCTGCCGCTGCGGTCTGCGCGGCAGTGGCGGAGCCGGCCGCGTCCGCCCCGACATCGGCCGCGTTCAGGTCGACGGCGCCCTGCTGGCCGTTGACGGAGACGACGAGGTTGGTCGCCGGATCCCCGGCAGGGCCCTGCGGTCCTTGAGGGCCGACGAGCGAGGCCAGCCACTCGGTGACCGTGCCGGTGAACCCCTCGGCGACAGCGACCTCGTAGGCGCTCTTGCCGGGCGCTCCCACGCTGCCTCCGCCGGGCGCCTGCGTGGGCACGAGGGAGTCGAGCTGGATCGTCGCCCCGTCGGCGCCCTCGATGGCCGCCCAGAACGCGACGCGCTGCCCGTTGTTCGGCTGGACGTCGACGTACCAGCGCCAGCCCGCCGGGCTGATGCCGGCCGCGCTGGTGGGGATGAGCTGGACGCTGAACGCGCCGTCGACGATGTCGACTCGCCCACCGCCGGGATAGACCGCGTGCCGTGTCGAGTCGGTGAGGATTGCCGACGGGGTGAGGACGACCTGGCCGCCGTAGCCGGTGCCCGCGACCGCGGCGGGGAGCGTGCCGGTGAGGGTGACGGTCGGCGTGCCGGAGGGGAAGGCCATCGTCACCTCCGGCGGTCGAGCCCCGCCGTCCGGGCGGGGGGAATGCAGCGGACGGCGGGACGATCAGGCGGCGCGGCGGGCTCGCTGCGGCATGGGCCGGTAGGTGCGGGCTCGTTCGCGGATTTCCGGGAGGGCGTACATCGTCTTGTACTCGTGTCCCTGGCCGGTGAGTTGCCCGTTGCCCTGGAAGCGGTGGATGCGCCCGCGGCGGGCCCACTGCCGGATGACGGGGCCGGGGACGCCAGTTGCGGCGACGGCTTCGTGCTCGTAGACGAGGTCGTCGGGGTACAGCTCGGTGATGTCCATGCGGCCTCCCCCGGGCATGCAAAAGGCCCCCGGCAGTAGCTGGGGGCCTAAGAGGCTTGCGGGCACACGTGTCCTGCCCTGGGGGCACTGTGACATACGGTGATCGCCGCGGTCAAGCAAGGGCGGCGGTCAGGTGGAGGCCGTCTCCTCCTGCTCCTGCCACCGCTTCGAGTCGCGGGCGCAGAGGCCTTCGGCCGGGCCGATGCCGGTGTAGAGGTGGTGGCCGCAGTAGTAGCCGCCGCAGCCGTACTCGTCGCCGCCGGGCTGGGCGCCGCAGAGGTGGGCGAGCCCGCGGTCGATCTTCTCGTCGCAGCCGTCCTCCTCGCAGACGACCTCGACGCTGTACCCGGCCTGGATCGTCTCGCCGTTACGGGTGATCTCGTAGTACGCGTATCCCATGAGCTGAGTGTCCTCTCTACTGCTGGTTGTTGGTCCGGCCCGCTACCGTCCGGCGTTGTCGATGAGCCACTTCCCGTAGCGCCGGTCGGCTTCGGCGAAGAGGTCGACGTTCCGCCCGGTCGCTGCCGCCGCCTGCAGGGCGGGCTGGACGCGCTGGGTGTAGAAGCTGCTGGAGTCCCGGCCGGCGCGGTCGAGCTTGCTGCATTCGACGAGCAGGTTGATGGCGGTCTCGCAGGGGTCGCTCATGGTGTCTCCTTCAGAGGTTGCGGGCGTGGGCGAGTTCGGCTGCCTTGCCGAAGGCGAGCAGGACCGGCGCGTGGCTGGTCTGGGCGGCGTTCCAGGAGGGGATGGTCTCGGCCTGCCAGTGGCGCTGGATGGCTTCGAGGAGGAGCACGCAGGCGTCGTCGGCCTGATCGCGGTGGGCGGCCTCTCGGCGGATGGCTCCGATCGCGCACCGCCGTCCGTCCTCCTCGACGAGCGCCTCCCGGCTCCAGCCGTCGGTCTCGATGCGGAGCCGCGCCCGGTGGAGCAGGTCAGCGATCGGCGTCCGGTACGGGGACGGCATGAGCGGCGGGGGGGCGGTCTCGACGGGGTGCGGGATCGGGTCGGCGCCGGGCAGGTGCGCGGTGTTGACCTCGAAGGCGACCGCGGCCTGGTCGAGCCGGCCGTCCATGGCGAGGGAGGCGAGGGCGAGCCGATCGTCGAGGTCGAGGAGGGGCGGCGCGGGCCGGACGGCGGTGGCGGTGGTCATCGGCGGCCGCGGGTGCGCGGGTTGGAGGTCTGGGCGGCGAGCTTCTCCAGGCCGCGGAGTTCGGCCTCGTCGAGGATGCCGCGGTAGTTGCTGCCGAGGGGGGCGCCGACGCTGCGGGCGGCGTCGGCGATGTTCCGCATGCCTCGGGGCGGGGTGTCGTGGACGGGGCCGTGGGTGCGGAGGATGTGGTCGGCGGCGGCACCGTGGGCGGTGCAGGGGGTGCGGGTGAAGGGGAGTCGCTTCGTGAAGACGATCTCCGAGTAGAGCTGGGCGTCCTCCCAGGGCGCCATGTTCTGGGCGATCGAGTAGACGATGTAGTAGGGCCGGTTGAGTTCGATCTCGCGGGTGAAGCGGCGTTCCTCGCCGGGCTTCCAGGTCTTCGGCATAGCGGGTCTCCTGTCGGGTGTGTGGTGGTTTGTTCCCGCTGCTCAGGTCTGCTCAGCGGGCGTTGTTGCAGGTCAGGGCTGCTCAGTGGTCTGATCAGGGGCTGCTCAGAGCAGTCGGTGAGCAGGTCGTGAGCAGCAGCTAGAGCGGGTATGACCTGCGGTTTTGCGGCCTGATCAGGGCTGAGCAGGCCCTGATCAGGGGTACATACTTCGCGTATCGCTCAGAGGAGTGAGGCGAGCTTGGCGAGCTTGTAGCCGCGCGGGTTCTGCTCGTCGCCGATCCGGCCGAGCGTCTCCGGCGAGCCGACGCTGGGCTTCAGGGCCGCCTTCAGCTCGTCGACGCTCCACGCCATGTAGGCGTCGTCGTAGTCACGCAGCGCCAGCAGGAGCGCCTCGGTCTTCATCCGGTCGACGCCCCGCTTCTCCATCACGGCGACGGCGTCCTCGACGACTCCCCGGTCCTCCCCCTCGGCCGCGGCGCCCTCCGGAGGCTCTGCCCCGCACAGGCGGAGCAGCTGCTCCCACGTGAGGAGCTTCGGCAGCGGCATGCCGATGTCGGGCAGATCCACGTCGGCCATGGCGCGCAGCGAGTCCTGGTCCGGCTCGACGAGCCCGGCCTCACGCCGCTCCTTCGCCAGCTTCCGCAGCACATCCGACGGTGTCGGGTGGATGGCGTACTCGACCGGCTCATCGGCCATGCCCGGCACGCCCTGCACGAAGACGTGCCCGGCGTCCTTGGGATCCGTGTCGGTGGCCGGGGACAGCTTGTGCGGCAGCCAGCCCTCGGCCACCGCCCCGTCACCGAACACCGCGCGGGTGTCGCCCACCTTGCACGGGCCGACGGCCTTGAAGGCGATCATCTGGGCGATGTTCTCCCCCAGGTACAGCTTCGTCCCGCCCTGCGAGGCGATGAGCAGGGTGACGGCTTCCTTGCGGCCGACGAGGAGCAGTTCGAACGCGAGCCGCTTGGCCAGCTCGGAGCCCTTCGGGAACTCGTCGAAGATGATGGTGAAGTGCGGGTGCTGCTTGCTGATCTGCCACTTCTTGCCCATGCCGAGCTTGGCCCGCAGCCGGGCCCGGCCCTTGGACAGCATGAGGAAGAACAGCAGGACGGCTTCGATCTGCTGGTGGCTGCGCCCGGTGACGCGGACGGCGTCGTAGAGGTCTTCGAGGCCGTCGCCGTGCGGGTCGAGGTCGATGGTGATGTTGTCGTGGCAGGCGGTGGTGATCTCGCCGATGGCCTGGAGCATGCCGGTCTTGCCGCCTCCGGAGGCGGCAACGACGAGGCCCATGACGCCGGCGAACGCCGCCTCCAGCGGGTCGCCTCCGACGGAGGTGCCGAGCCGGGACTTGTCGGTGATGCTGATGGACTTGGGCGCCCGGTAGGGCATACCGGGGGCGGTGGCGAACGGGTTGCCTTCGACGAGGCGGAGGATGGCGCACGCCCGGCGTTCGACCATGGGCTGCGGCCGGACCCCGTTGGTGGGCAGGTCGAATCGGGTCTCCAGGCCGCCGGCCTTGGCGATGATGGCCTCGGGGGTGCCTTCGCTGACGCGGACCTTGCACTGCCAGCCCCACGCCTGACGCTCCATGTCCCACACCTCGACGACGGGGACACCCTCGGCTGCCATGGCGAGGAGCACGCAGGTCGCGGCCTGCTGCGGCGTCTCCGCGCGGCGGAGCGGGAACGGCTTCGCCCCTTCATGGAGGTCGTCAAGGGTGACCGAGCCGTGGCCGCGATCCGTTTCCTCGGCGGGCAGGCCGAGAACCTCGTCCGCGGTGGGCTTGCTGCGGTCCCGGCCGTGGAACGCGCCGATCCCCCAGGCTCCGAGCGCGACGGCCAGGTCGATCCACAAGCTGCCGGTGACGGCGCTGAAGCCAACTCCACCTGTCACTGCGCCGGCCACGCCCACGGTCTTCCCGGCGTAGAGAAGGCGGTGCCGCCGGTACTCGTCACGAAGCTGCTTGCGGTGCTCCTTGAGCTTGGCCTCCTGGACGACGTCGCCGGCCGCATCGCGGATGGCCCGGTTCGTGGAGGCGATCATCTGCGGGTAGTCGTCGTGGAAGCGCTCCACCCAGCGCCGGCCGAGCTGCCGGTAGCCGCGCACGGTGTGCGGCAGCAGCGCCAGGTTCGCGATCCGGTTGGTGCGCTCGGCGGCGGCGCGGGCCGACTCGATCCACGCCGGTCGGGCGGCCGTCTCGTTCTTGAAGACCGGCGACGCGGCGGGCGGCGGAACGAGCGTCAGAGCGGGACGCTCCTCGGGCAGCGGGCTAGCGGTAGCCATCAGAACTCCTACTGGTGGTGGCCGTGACCGTTGACGGCGGCAACCTTGCGGGCGGTGTCGGCAGCGGCGACCTTGGCGAGGGGGTGGTAGGGGGCGGTGTCGCCCTTGCGACGGACGGGCGGGGTGGGCCTCGTTCGGGGCCCCTTCTTCGCGGCCTTCGGCGGCACCTCTGCGGGCCTCTCGGAAGCGGGGGGGATTTGGTTCGTGGCCTGCGAAGATCCAGGCGCCGTGAGGAGCACTGAGGGGGCCGGGTGGAGGAGCTGGAGGAGGCGCCCGCGGGTGCTCACCGGGGAGCCGTTCGCGGCGTCCATCGCGTCGGCGAGGGCCTTGCTGGAGGCGAGCTTCTCGGCGTGCAGAGCCGGGGTCATGCCGGGGATGCGGCTGCCGTACTTGATCTCCCACGCGGCGGCGAACGCGTCCTCGAAGGTGAGCGTCCCGAACGGGGCGGCGGACACCAGGCGGCGGGCCAGCTTCGTCACAGGCTTGTGGTCCTTGCGCCGCTGCTTCTCGTGCTTGCGGCGGGCCTTCTCGTCCTTCCGGCGCTTCTTCTCGGCCGTGTCGAAGGTGAGCGTGGTGACCCACTGGCGGACCTCGAAGAACAGCGGGCCCAGCAGGGTGACCGCGGCGAGGCCGTAGCCGACCGCCGGCGCCGTCTCCAGGCCGTACTCGAAGTTGATGAACGCGGCGAACCCGGCGGCGGACAGGCACAGGGCCCGCAGCAGCCACCGCACCCAGGCGGGCAGCCCCTTCTCGTCGGCGTAGGCGACGCCGGCGGCCATCACCCAGGCCGCGCCCTCCAGCGCGAACGGCAGCGGCAGCAGCATCAGGGAGATCGCCGCGAAGTGGGCGACCTGCGCGGGCAGCGAGGCCAGCGCAGACGCGGTGACGAGGGCGAGGGTTCCGCGCCGGTACACGTTGCCCGGGGTGAGGGCCTTCTCGCGGCGCGCGGCACGGGCCTGCCGGCGGGCCGCGCGGTCCCGGCGCTTCTGCGCCTCGTCCTCACGCTGCTCCTTCTTCCGCTCGCGGCGCTCCTCGCGGCTCAGCTGGGACTCGAACTCGCGGTCCTTGCGCCGCTGCTCGGCGTCCGCAGCCTTGTCGGCGCGGCGCTCTTCGAACCAGCTGCTCACGGTGATCAGTTCCTTCCGGGTGTCAGGCGGTGGTGCAGGTGGCGGAGGGGGCGCCGTTCGGCATGTGGGCAAGGTCGGCGATCTCGTCGCCGGTCAGGTGAAGGCGAACGGCGAGGACGTCGGCAACGGCGGTGATGGCTGGCCAGCAGCGGGTGACGAGTTGGTCGGCGAAGTCGTGTACGACGCGGTAGTCGTTGTGGTCGTTGCCGAAGCCGAAGTGAGGGTTCAGAGCAAGGAAGCTCTGGCGGTCGCTGTAAGCGCCGAGTTCGATGCCCGCGGCTCGAGTGGGGGTCCACAGCTTGTTCTGGTGAAGCCAGTGGTCCTCGGCTCGTTCACCAGCGGCGAGGAAGACCGCGACGGCCTGACCGTCGGTGAGGTTGCAGCCAGAGCAGTCGCCGCTGGGGATGCCGGTGTTGCTCAGTTCCCTGGTGGCGAGTTCGGCGGTAGGTGTGATCTTGGCGTGGTGGATGTGGCCGCCTGCGGCGATGGAAGCGACGGCGTGCGCGGCTTCATGCACCGCGCGAAGGTGGTCGCGCTGGGCGTAGGTGAGGTCGCCGTGGTAGGCGTCGCTGTTCGGACCGTGGTCCGGGACGGGGTGGCGGGTGGGGTAGGGCTGGCCGTTGATGTTGATATCGGCGTGCCACGTATAGGTGGGCTGATCGGCGGTCTTCACGGTCAGCAGTCCTCTCGGTGGTCAGACGGTGGCGGTCGGGGCGGGGGCGGGCCGGTGCTTCAGCCAGGCGATGACCCCGCCGAGCGCGAGCACGGGGCCCGGGATCGCGGCGAGGAGCGTGCCGGCGCCGGCGAACGCCCACACGACCGGGGCGGCGGCCGGCGACCACAGGCCGACGGTGATCAGGTAAGCGGCAAGGAGCAGCCACAGGACGATGCGGAGCATGACGACCTCACTCGGGTCGGTGCGGATGGGGTGGAGTCGGTATGGCGCCCCGGGCCGGATCCGATCCGGCAGCATCACGCCGGGACCGGGGCTGGAAGGTTCAGCGGGCGAGCCGGTCGCGGAAGCCGCGGAGGGTCTGCGGGTGCGCGTTCAGCTCGGTGAGCAGCTGCTCGTGCTCGGCGACCTTCTTCTCGCGGATGGCCCGCTCGGCGCGGTCCTCGCCGCTGCGGTACGCGGCCTCGTCGTTGCTCTTGCGGGTGAACAGGCCCATGACGGGCTCCTCTCGAATCGGTGGATGGTGGGGCTTGGTGCCGGGCCCAGCTGGGGGATGTACTGGGCCCGGCGGTCGGAGGGGTCAGGCCGCGGCGGGGAGGCCGGCGCCGACCAGTTCGTCGACGAGGGACGGCGCGCCCGGGTTGGACCGGTCGTAGTCGGCGGCCTCGGCCAGCAACCGCACCTCCTCCGCCCAGTCGACGGCAGCCAGGTAGCGGCGGATCAGGCCGGTGCGGTACTCGGAGTCCGACGACGGCGCGGACGCGATCAGGGTGAGCGTGGGCATGACGGTGGACCTCTCAGGTCGAAGGGGGGTGGGCGGGGCGGGTCAGAGCTGGTCGGGCTGCAGGTCGAAGAACAGGACCGTGAGCGGCGTGCCGTACTCCTCGGCGAACTGCCTGTAGATGCGCCCGAAGATCTGCTGGCGGGTGGCGCCGGCCGCGACGTCGACGATGGCGCTGCGCGTGAAGAAGCGGCCGGTCGGCGTCTGGATCGACATCACCCAGTGGTAGGCGGTGGTCACGGACTGGGCGGTCTGGGCGGAAGCGGGCATGACGGATCTCCTCGGCTGGTCGTGCCGGATCGGAAAGGGTGGGAGCCGCGGACGGCGGACAGGGGGTGGACACCGCCCGCGGCAGATCAGGGGCCCTACTTGGGCCGGTTGGTCGACTGCCGGTTGGCCTCGGCGACCTTGCGGGACAGCTCCGCACGCTCGGCGTCGGTCATGACACGACCAGCCGCAGATGCGAGGCGCCGACGCTGTAGTTCACGAACCCGGTCGCGAGCCGCTCCCCGGTCTGGACGTCGGTGGCGGACACGCGGATCAGGTGCTCGCCCTCCGGCGTCTCGGCCACCGAGCGGATCACCGCGTCGGCCACGGCCCGCGCCACCATCAGACGCTCAGCCTCGGCCGAGCTCACCGTCATGTACGTGGCCCCGTTGTTGTTGGCCAGCTGCCGCTCGATGCGGCGCCGCTCCTCGAAGCTCAGCTCCATCACGCCACCACCACGAGGAACGAGTCGGACGCCAGGTCCATCACGACCTCGGCCGCCACGCCATCACGGCGCTGCTGCTGCGCGAACTCCTCCGCCGGCCACGAGCCACGCGGGCCACCGGCGGGGAAGCGGCGGAGGACGGTGCGGGGTGGCTTGGACTCGGTGGGGCTGAACGACGTGAGCGGAGCGCGGGCAAGGTCGGTGGTCATGACGGCTCCTTCGGGGCGTTGTTGCGCGCCTGCTTCTCCTCGGCGCGCTGGCGACGGTCCTGCAGCGTTCGACACGTCCGGCAGCGCTTGGTGCCGCGCGGATCGATGTAGGTGTTCTCGGGTGTGAACTCGTGGCCGTGGACGCAGACATCGGGGTCTTCTCGTCGCTGCCCCTGCTTGCTGTGGCTGGGAACATCGACTGTGTAAGGCAGCCCCTTGGCCTCCGCGTACCGCCGCCGTCCGCGCTCGCGCTGGCACGTGAGGCAGCCTCGCCCGGTAGGCACCACGACCGTGTTTTCAGGGGTGAACTCGTGCCCCTTCTGGCAATGGGTCTTGCGAGAGTTGATCGCGGCGCGCGCTATCGGTGAGCGGAGGATGTTCTCCCTGCAGGTCACTGGCTCAAGGTGCGCAGGGTTGCAGCATGCGTGGACACGGCAGAGGTGATCGAGGTGCAGCCCTGCGGGGATCTCGCCAACCAGCACCATGTAGGTGACCCGGTAGACGGGAAGGATCTTCCGGCGCAAGCTGAAGCGCCCGTAGTCGAGCTTCGTCCGCTGTCCGGTCCAGATCCAACAGCCGTCCTTGTTGGGCTCGACAGAACTCCAGAGCCGGTGCAGTTGCTTCTCGGTGAGCCGGTGCTGAGTCCCGTCGGGAAGCGTCACCGGCTTCATGCCATCGAATGGCGCAGTAGGCGGAGGGTTCATCACGCGACCTCGTCTTCGAGGGCGAGCAGCGCATCGACAGCACTCCTCGGGATCCGGATGGCACCCCCACGTCGGGTCTCACCCTCGGCTCGGGGCTGCCCGTACTGGATCGACGGCAGGTATCCACTGGCGGCCCAGCGGTAGATCGTCGGCCTAGAGACCCGCAGCAGGACTGCGGTCTCCGCCACGGTGAGCAGCTTTTGGGCCGCAGGCAGCATCTGGTTCTCCAATCCAGGAGTCGGGGTCGGTCGGAACACCTACGACTGTGACACGTCTCTTGAGAGGTTGCAAGGTTCTCACCCGTTCGAGGCGCTCTCGTATGCCCCACGCCCCCGACTGACGTGGGCTTATGGTTGAGAAACTGCCGGATACCTCAAGAGACGTCGCCCACTGGAGGAGGCCGAGTGACAGACCAGCGCTGGACCGGAGCGTCAACGCCGTACATCGAGAGCGGCCAGGGTGACGTCTGGGAAAAGGAAGCCGCCAGTCAAGGCCGAACAGGCACGCAGCGAATCCTCATGGCTGAGGAGATGGCGCCGTCGCGGGCCATCGCCGACGCACTCGACTTGCCATCCGGCGAAGCGGCCGTCATGCGGCAACGTCTCATCCTCCTCGACGGCCGCCCAATCGAACTGGCGGCCTCCTACTGGCCCGCCGCTTTCGCCTCTGGAACACCTCTGGCCAGCACCGGGAGGATCCGGGGTGGCGCCGTATCGCTGCTCGCCGAGCTGGGATATCGGCCCGGAACCGTCACCGAGGACATCCACACCCGTCCACCCACACGAGAGGAAGCGGAGGCCCTGCAGCTCACCGACAACAGCGAGTGGGTTCTCGTACTGACCCGCACAATCAGCACCGCCAACGGACAGCCCTATGAGGTGTCCGTAATGATCAGCCCCGGCCGCATTGGGCGGCTCCACTACTCAATGAAGGTCGACTGACATGGCAGATGAGAACGGCGAGGAGAGTGTCTGGCCCGTCCAGGACCAGATCGCCTCGTACCTGCGCGACGGCATCCTCAACGGCGACTTCCCTGCCGGGGAGAAGCTCCCGTCGAGCCGCGAGCTGCACGCCCGCTTCGGAGCCGCCGCCCAGACGATCCGGAACGCGATCGCGATCCTCGAAAAGGAGGGCTTGGCGTACACGCGTCGTGGCGCCGGCGTGTACGCGAGACAGCATCGCCAGCGCACGATGGCCCCAGCGAGTTACAAGAACCCGCCGACGGACGGCGGGAAGTATCAGTGGATCACCGCCGCCGAGCAGAAGGGCTTGTCGGGCAAGTCCGAGCTGCTCGCAGTGGAAGAGGTAGCGCCGCCCGCAGCCATCCGTGAGGCGCTCGACCTCGCGATGGACGAGAAGGCCCTGCTTCGCCGACAGGTCCTCTACCTGGACGACCAGCCATGCGAACTCGTAGAGGTCTACTTCCCCCTGAGCCTCGTACAGGGAACGCCAATCGCGGATCACCGGAAGATCAGGGGAGGTGCCGGGCGCGTCCTCCTGGAGGCCGGCTACCCGCCGCTTCGCTGCGTGGACAAGGTTGCCGCGCGATGGCCGACGCCCGAGCAGGCCAAGGCTCTTCAGATGCCGACGAAGTTGCCTGTCCTGCGGCAGTTCCGGGTGACGTACAGCGTGAACGACCGCCCAATCCAGGCAGAGATCATGGCCAAGGCGGGGCACTTCTACGAGCTGCAATACGAGTTCTAGGCCGCCCACCAGCCCCGGCGTCGAGGCGCCGGGGCTTCGTTGTGTCCCGATACAAACGAGAGGGTTGCCAACTTCTCAACAAACCTCTTACAGTCCGGGTGTGTGGTCGGCGGTTCACACTGCGTTATCCGCCGGACGCACGAGAACGGCCGAGGTGCGTCAACACCCCGGCCGTTGAAGTCATCAGCGGTGCCAGCCGCTGACCGTGAACTCAATCCGCGTGATTGGAGTCTGCCCATGACTGTAGCGCTCTCTTCCTCCACCGACCACCTGCTCGACGCCCCGCTGGACGACCTGCTCGCCGAGTTCGCGATCGACGTGTCGACGGTGGAGGCCGAGCCCGGCTTCACGGGCGGCGCCTACGTCCGCGGTGACGGCTCGCTGCTGTTCGTGCGTCCGGCCGGCCGTCCGGCGGCGGAGTGGGAGATGATGGCGCGCGCCATGCTGGGGCGGGCCCTGCGCGTCCCGCTGCCCGAGCTGCCGGACCTGTACCAGTTGACCGAGCTCTGACCGCACCACCCCGACGCCCCCGGCCTTCCTGCTGGGGGCGTTGTCGTCCGCCGATCTATTGGACGCCGATCACCGCTTCATAGATCGCGTCCGCCAGTTCCACGACGCCAGCCGCGGCCTGCGTCGTCGGTGTCGGATGCCTGCGCATTCCAGTCGTGGGATCCGTCGCAGGGAAGTCCGCGATAAGCCGCAGGGAAGCCGCGTTAAGGCAGGCGCAATACAACTCGCGCCGATCCGGCACATCCTTCACTTCTGCCCACTTCGACATTGGTGACCTCCTTGGAGTAGCCGGACCTATCACGCTAGGTGCGCCCCGCGGACCGCGCACGTAGTTGGGCTCCATGTGGAGTACGCGCCGCAAGTGGGTGGGGACGAAGGTGCGACGAGGCGGTGTAGCCGGACACGCGAGCAGGCCCCGCCCGGTTGGGCGGGGCCTGCTCGCGTGTCAGATCCAGGGCTTCCAGCAGGTTGGGCAGCGGGTGAGGATCCCGCCGTCCATCTGCTTGGCTTCGGACTCACGCATCTTCTTGAACCCGCTCTGTCGGCCGCCGTCGTACTTGGTGCGGCCGCAAGGGTGGTCGGCGGAGTGGTAGACGCGGCGGCGGGCGCCGAGGCTGCTGCGGACGAGGACGAACGGGTCGAGCAGTTGCTGGTTCTCCTCGGCCTCCGCTTTCTTGATCTTCTCGTCGATGGCTTCGAGACGAGCGTCGAACTCCTCCCTCAGCCGCTTCTGTTCGGCGAGGAAGTCCTCGACCATCTGTTGTCTGACCTGCTTGAGGTGGAACGAGTGCACGACTCCCCCATATCGATTGCTACGCGACCATAGCCATTGCTATCAGCGGCGGTGCAGCCACTCAAGGTTTGGCCAGAGGTCACGCCGCCCGCCTCTCGGCCAGCGGCAGCCGGAGCGCTTCGCTGTGCCCGTACTCGGCTTGGCAGCCGCGGCATTCGAGCTTGTCCACGTCGAGGGTGACGGTGCTGACGGTGCCGCAGGGGCATTGGACGGCGACGCGGCGGGGCCGTCGTTCGCCGCTGACGAGAGCCTCGGCCTGTCGCCGCGCCTGCCCTATCTCGCGGCCGAATTCGTCCAGCGCGGGATGCCGGGACGCGGCCCGGGTGAGGTTGCGGCGGAGGGTGTCGACGGCTTGGTCGACGCGGTACTGGAGTCGGCCGCCGCTGCCGTGGACGCCGAGCCCGTAGCTGGACCAGTCCTCGACCCAGGTCTCCAGCGTGGAGACGATGCCGCCGTTCGCGGTGAGGCTGAGTACCTGCTCGTTGCAGGGGGTGCTGCGGCCGGGGGTGCCGCTGATGGCGGGTCCGTCGCCGCCGCGGCCGGGCTGGATGCGCAGGCAGAGGCGGGCGTACAGGCCGGCGGGTCCGGCGATGGCGGCGAGGTCGCGGTCGATGCGCTGCTCGCAGGGCAGGCAGATGTACCGACCGGTCTCGTGGTCGAGGAGCTGGCGGGGGCAGATGATGCAGCGCGGGAACGGGGCGTCGGTGGCGTCGTCGATCACGGCGGTGCTCCTTGGTGCGGGGCGGTGGGTCAGGCGGCCTGGGCGGCGGGGAGTTCCTGGCGCAGCCAGTGCGCGTGCAGTTCGATCGAGTCCTCGGCGCCGGCTTCGGTCTTCTCTTCGGCCTCGTAGCCGCAGTGGCAGGTGGCGGTCGCCCGCTGCTCGGTCTCGTTCCAGGTGGGTCCGTGGTCGAGGCCGTGGTGCTGGTCGAAGGCGTCGACGAGGTGGCGGCAGGCTTCGCGGAGGGCGGCTTGCTGGCTGCCGAGGTCGACGCCAACCCAGCCGCAGTTGTCGTTGTTGCAGGACCAGGACCAGGTGCGGCCGGTCTTGCGGATCGTGACGGCAGGCCAGTCGGCCATCACTCCTCCCCCGTCTTCTCGCCGCCCCACCAGCGGGCGTCGGCTTCGGCGCATTCGGCGACGGTGGGGCCGGCGTTGTGGGCGGGGGTGGGCGGTGTGAGGGCTTCGTCCCAGCAGAAGTCGCAGCGGTCGCAGTTGCGTTGGAGCCGCTCGGGGAGCGGTCCGCGCATGACGTTGGCGTCGTTCCATTCCCAGAGGCCGCGGATGCGAGGGGCGCGGTACTGGGTGCCGGCGCCTTCGTTGCCGCACTTGGGGCAGGGGGCGTCCGGGCCGGAGTAGGGCGGCAGGGCCTCGGCGGACTGTCGAAGCCCCTCACGCCCGTCTGCGGCCCTCTCGCCGACTCGACCCTCCGGGAGTCCATCCGCCGTCTGCGGGGCGCTCTGGCGGGCGTCCAGCCCGTCTCGCGGGGCCTGCTCGGTCATGCTGCTGCCTCCTGCTGCGGGTTGGGGATGTGGATCTGGTGGACGCCGATCTCGCCGACGGCGAGGGCGATGGCGACGGCTTGGGCGCGGTCGCTGGCGCCGAGCCGGCGGTAGGCGGCGGTGAGGATCTCGGCGACGGAGTGCGGGGTGACGCCGAGCCAGGCGGCGATGGCGGCGTTGGTGTTGCCGTTGGCGGCGAGGAGGAGCACCTGCCGCTGCCGGGCGGTGAGTTCCTTCATCGCTGCTCCCGGTCGTCGAGGAGCTGGACGCCCGCGTAGGCGGCGGAGCAGATGACTGCGGCGATTCCCGTGCCGACGGCCAGCTCGGCCAGCTGGCCGGCGAGGACGGCGAGCGTCACGAACACGGCCGGGATGAGCGACAGGAGGGCAACGCCTGCGATACGGCGAGCGGTGCGGCGGGTCACGGCCGCCTCCCCTGCCGCGGCACGCGCCCGCGGATGTCGAGCACACCGTCGGCGCGGGCGAGGAGGAGCAGGGCGCGGCGGGTGTAGGCGGCGAGGATCGCGGCACTGCCGTCGTCGGGGATCCAGCGGATCGGCTTGCGGGTCATCACGCATCCTTCGGCTTGATCAGTTGGGCGATGCCGAGGTCTTGCCGGGTGGTCTCCTCGTCGAGGAGGCGGAGGGCGTGGACGAGCAGGGCCCGGCAGATGGCGCGCTCGCGGGGGTCGGCCGGTGCGACGCGGTCGACTCGGGTGGTCAGCCAGACGCCGCTGTCGTCCGGGGTGCCGATGTACGTGAGGGCGGGTCCGGCGGGGACGGGCTCGGTCATGGTTCTCCTCGGTGCTGTACGCCCGTGTGCGGGGCGTTGGCGGGTGTGGCGGGGGCGGAGTGGCGTGCGGGGTGTGTTCGGGGCTGTGGTGGGCGTGCAGCACCCCGCACGCGGGCGGTGACGGTCAGGGCTGGGCGGGGGGCTGCGGCGCGCCGGGGCAGATCCACGGGTAGAGCACGGTCTTGTCGATCTCCGGGCGGCAGAGGGGACAGTCCTCGGCGTTGCCACCGGTGTGCTGCGCCTCGTCGGTCTGGGGCTGGGCGGGCTGCGCCTCAGCGGCCATGCGGCGCAGCTCGGCGGTGGCCCAGTGCGCACCGCTGTCGAACTGGTCCACGAAGTCCGGCGGCAAGTCTGGCCGGTCGATCCGGTCGGCGGCTTCCCGCAGGATGGCAGCCCGGTCCACGGGCGGCAGCACGGCGAGGGCAGCGTCCACGAACCCGTCGGTCTCCGAGTCAGCGCCGTAGCTGCCGACGAAGCCGTGGTCGTAGCCCGCGTTGTGGGCGTCCTCACGGGCCAGCGCCGCGGCGATGCGGTCGCGGAGGTCGGCCCGGTCGGCGGGCTGCGCGCTGCGGGCCACGGTCGCGGCTGCGGCGGCGATGTTGCGGGGGTCGTCGACGACGAGGGCGGGCGCCTGCTCGGTGTGGCAGTGCTCCCACACGGCGGAGGCGAGGGCCTCCATCAGCGGGTCGCCGTCCACCCAGGCGGGGCGCGGCTCGGTGGGCTGGCCGGCGAGGACAGCGTCGGCGGCTGTCGGCGGCTCGTCCGCCCAGTGGCCGGGGCGCACGGGCTCCCAGTCGCCGTAGGTGATGCGACGCCTGACCACAACGGGCCCGGTGTCGCCGGGGAACAGAGCGGTGCCGGTGTGTTCCTCGCGGGCGCCGTAGACGGTGCTGAACTCCCACTCGGGCGGCGGGGTGCAGGGCAGCAGGCTCTTGCGGATGGGCTGCGCCTCGTCGTGCTGGGTCATTGGTCACTCCAGGGGTGGGGCCGCCCCACGAACAGGGGCGGCACAGGGCGGCGGGTCAGGCGTCGTCGCGGAGCGGCTTGGGCCAACGCTTGCGGCAGGCGTTCTTGTTGGCGCAGACGGTGATCGGCGGGGCACCGAAGTCGCTGGACGGGTAGACCCGGAAGCCTCGACGGCCGATGCGTCCGCACTGCTGGCAGCACTGCGCGTGGAGGGCGCGGGCCGCGCTGCCGTGTGCGGGGCCGACCCAGCCCTGCTGGTGCAGCTCGTCGAGGAGTTCGGTGGCGCGGCGGAAGCTGATTCCCATCCAGCGCTGGAGGGCGCTGGCAGCTGCGAGTCGTTCGGTGGCGACGAGGCGCAGAGCTTGGTCGACTTCAGGGACGGACGGCGGTGCGGTGGTCACGGTGTGCTCCTGTCGGTGAGAGGATCGGGGTGTCCGGCCGCCCCTGCTTGCCTCAGGGGCGGCCGGCTTGTCGGTCACGGGCGGGCGGTGCAGCCGGGGCAGTCGTCGGTGTGCTCGGGGTCGTCGCTGTCATCGGCGACGACGTGCGTCTCCACAGCGGCGGGCTTCGGGCTGGCGTCGTGCCCGTCGGCGGGGTGCTCGTCATGCGCCCACCATCCGCCGGTCGGGCAGTCGATCCAGGCGACCGGGGTCTCGCAGAGGGCACAGACCATGTCGGCCTGGGCGCGGAGGCGGCGGATCTCGGCGGCCATCGCGGGCACGTCGGTTCGGGCGTGGGCGATGAACTCGGCGTTGGCGGCCATCTGCTCGGGCGCACGCTCATCGGCGTCGTCCTCGTGCGCCAAGTCGTCCCAGTAGTTCTCGTCCTCCAGGCGCGCGACCTTCTCGCGGTAGGAGTACGAGCCGCGGCCGGTGATCTCGAGGTCGGCGGCGACGTCGGCGTAGTTGCTGCCGTCGTAGTAACCCCACGGTCCGGGCGTGGCTGCGCTGGCGCGGGCTTCGGTGGCGTCGAGGTCGAGGGGCTGGCTGGTGGACTGCATCGGTGTCTCCTGTCGGGTCCGGGTGGTCAGGTGCAGGCGGGGCAGGGCTTCGGGGTGGGGCCGGTGGCGGCGGTACCGCACGGCCAGGCACCGGGGCGTCAGGCGGCGGCCTGCCGGTCTTCGGCGCGCCAGCGGTAGACGGTTCGGGGGTCGACTCCGATGAGCGCGGAGATCTCGTCAACGGAGGCGTTGCGTTCGGTGAGCTGGCGGGCGGCGATGCGCCGGCCGAGGCGGGTGAGTCCCCAGTCGGGGAGCCGGTCGTGGACGACGAGCTCGATGTCGTAGTCGTCTGCTGTCGACCAGGTTTCCCTCCTGTTGTGCCAGGTGCTCATGCGGCGGTGACCTCGGCCTCCTTGTAGCGGCGGGCGTGGACGGTGGAGCGGGCGCGGCCTTCGTCGTGGCAGGGGGTGGCGGGTTCGACCTGGCAGTCGGGGCAGCAGGCGACGGTCTGGGCCCAGGCGGAGACGCGGGCGGGGTGCGGCTGGGCGAGGATCGTGTTGCGGGAGCGGACGACGCAGGGGCGGTGGGGGGCGGCGCCGCAGTGGGGGCAGGCGACGGCGCGGGCGGGGTGCTGCTTGGCGCGGAGGATGTGGCGGATGGAGTCGGGCAGCTGGCTCACGGGGTCTCCTCGGGTTCGCTGTCGGGGCAGTTGCCGCAGTCGCAGGGCTTGTCGGGCAGGTGCTTGGTGTTGCGGTAGTGGCGGACGGCTTGGTCCCAGAGGGCGGCGGGCCAGGACCACTCGGGTGGCGGGCCGGGAGGGCTGGTGCCCTTGGGCCAGGCGCCGGGCTGGTGTCCGGGAGGCGGGGCAGGTTTCGGTTTGGCGGCCGGGGTGCGGCGGGCCTTGCCAGCGGCGATCTGCTGCCGCATGAACGCCCGCAGGTCTGCGCCTCCGGCTTCGGCGCGCATGGCCTTGATGTCGTCGACGTCGGGCTCCCAGTCGGCGGTCACGACGCGGCCTCCTCGTCGACGATCTCGGCGTCGGGGATCTCTTCCGGGTGCTGGGCGAGGTAGCGGGCGGACGCTTCACGGCGCCGGTGCTCTTCGGCGGCACGTTGCTCGGGGGTGAGCTCGCTCTCGCCGTTGGCCACGCGCAGGCGGGCGCTGTGCGGCTTGGTGCGGGTTTTGCCCAGCGGCTGCTTGCTGGTGCCGCCGGGGGTCTTGCAGGGCTTGCCTATGGCGGCGTGGCAGGTGGGGCATTCGATGCCGAGCGGTCCGGACCGGCGGACGGTGTCGATGAGTTCGGCCTGGACGGCTTCCTCGTCGGTGTCGGCGACGGGTCGGCCGACTTCCCAGCCGCGGGCTTCGAGCTCGGCCTGGAACTTCTTGGAGGGGCCGCCTTCGAGGGCGAGCCGGCCGGTGGGTGCGGTGGCATTGCCGGAGGCGATGGCCTTGACCTGTCCGCGCAGCCGGGCGAGGTACTCGCCGACGGTCTCGTCCGGGACGGGCTCGTACTGGAAGTTCTCCAGCCGGGCGTTGCGGATCTTCGTGCGGAGGGTGCGGACGTGGTGCGGCAGGATCCAGAGCCGCTCGTTCGGATTCTGCGGCGGGGTCGTGTAGTAGCTGGCGACGGCGGCTCGGGCGTCCTCGTCGAAGGGGACGTCGTGGAGGGCTGCGGCCCACGACTTGGCGGCGGCGAGGGACGGCTGCCGGTTGTCGAAGCCGGAGCAGTGCGCAAGGAGCGCGGCGGCCTCTTCGGCGTTCACGCGGAGTCTCCTTCCTGGCGGAGCTGTTCGGCGATGGCCATCCAGCCGGCGACCTTGGCGTCGGTGCCGACGAGCGGCTGGCCGGAGCCGAGCTGGACGACGTTGCTGGGTGCGGCGTTCATGGCTTCGTTGACGAAGCTGGGGATGGCGGACGGGGCGGATCCCTTGCGCATCCAGCGGGCGAGGCCGCCGCGGATGTCGTCGGGGGCGATGCCTTCGTCGAGGAGCTTCTTGATCTGCTTGGCGGTCTGGCCGATGACGCTCTGGGGCGGGCGCTTGTTCACGCGCTCCAGCCACTCGCCGACGATCGTCTGGCTGCTGACTGCCTCGGTGGTGTCGAGGGCAGCGGCTTCCGCCGCTCCGACGAAGTCGGCATCGGTGACGACGACGAGCTCGCCTTGAGCGTCTTCCTCAGCCGACCCCTTGGGGGTGTGGCTGGGGACAGGGGTAGGGGCAGGGGCAGGGGAATGCGCGCGTGATGCGGGCGCGTGCGCGCGCGTAGAGGCTTTCGGACCCCCCTCGTCAGGGGTATCGGAGGGGGTTCCCGAAGGGGTTGCGGAGGGGGTTGCCGAACCCCTTCCGGAGGGGGTTGGGTCGGGGTTCCCGAAGGCTTTGCGGAGGGTCTCGATGTGCTCGGCAACCTGCTGCCGGATCGAGGTTCCGCGGGCGCCCGGCTCGTCGCTGAGTTCATTGAGGGGGATCCGCTCGACCTCGTCGAGGAGGGCTCGCCGGAGCCGGCGCGAGGAGATCTCCATCGCGCCGGACACCATGGCGCCCATGACCTTCGGCTGCTTCCAGACGCCGTCGTTGCGGACGAAGGAGCGGATGAGGAGTTCCTCGGTGTCGTCGTCCATGACGATGAAGCGGGCGTCGTCGAGGGACTGGAGGCGCTTTTCGACGTCGGCGGAGGTCAGCCCGTGGGCCTTGCGGGACCAGCGTCGGAGGGTCAACGGCAGCAGCCCGGCGTGGTTCAGGTTGGGCTGCGAGATCAGGAACAGGTAGAAGCGCTGCTCCCTTTCGTCGAGCTTCAGGAAGTCGGTGTCCTCCCAGATGCTGGTGAGGATCCGGCCGTGGCCACGTGCCATCAGGGTCTTCTTTCGAGCGGTGTGGTCGTGGATGGGGTGGGGGGTGCTGCCGGTCAGGGCCGGTCGCGCGGCCGGCGTGGCGCGCTCATGCGGCGGCCTGCTCGGGTTGTCGCTCGGGCAGCGGTATGCCTGTGGCGGCGGAGACGATGTGCGCGGCGAGCAGCGGCGGGACGGCGTTCCCGACCTGCTCGAACTGTTTCGTCTTCGTGCCCTGGAACGGATAGTCCGGCCGGAACGACTGGAGTACGGCGGCTTCGGCGACGGTGATGCGGACGGTGTCGGGGCTGGCGAGCTGGGACTCGCCGCCCTTGTCGCGGTTGCGGTGGCCGGGCGGGGCGATCCGGTCGGTGGCGCAGACCGTTGTGGCCGGGCGCTTGAGAACCCACTGACTGCCGGCCTGAACCGTGAAGGCCGGCGCCGGCGCGTTGTACGGGTCGGATGTCTGGCGGCTGCCGTCTGGCTGCTGGTTACGGTTGGTGTGCAGCACCCACGCCCCGCGCTCCTGCGCATCGAGGAGCGCCTGCCGGGCCTGCGACGGGAACGGCTCGGCTCCCCCGGTCTTGCCACCGCCGGCGGTGACGGTAGGCGCCACACGGTCGGTGGCGCCCCAGCCGAGGGCTTCGGCCATAGACACCCATGGCTGCAGGCAGTCTCCGAACAGGTCGTGCGCCGGGTTCTTGGCGTGCGTCGGGTCCGGGGCGGTGACGCGGCGGACGCGGGAGGCGATGAGGATGGCCCGCTTCCGGGTTTGCGGGACGCCGTAGTCGGCGGCGTTGAGGATGCCGGTCCACATGCTGTAGCCCCACTGCTGGAGGTACAGGGCGTACTGCTTCCACAAGGGGAGGACATCGGGGACTTCCTCCATGCACACCCACTCGGGGCGCAGGTCGTGCAGCCAGCGCATCGGCTCGGCGGCCAGCAGGCTGCGCTCGTCCTTGCACCGGGCGCAAGCCTCGGCGCGGTTGTCCCGGCCGTGGGCGAGGTCGTGCACGGTCTGCGTGACGAGCGGCTGGTCCTCAAGGCCGCCGCGCTTCCCGGCCCGGGACCAGGCCTGGCAGGGCGGAGACGCGATCAGCCCGGTGATCCGGTCGGCGAACGGGGCGGTCGGGTAGGTGGCGACGTCCGTCTGCACGGTCAGGTGGCCGGCGGCGCGCGCGGTGCGGCAGGCCGCCGTGTCCCACTCCAGGCCGATGTCCGTGAGGCCGAGGAGGCGGAGGCCCTCGGACCAGCCGCGGGGGCCGGAGAAGAGGTCGACGATCACGCGGTCACCCCCGCGCCGGCCCCGCAGAACCAGTCCATGACGGTGAGCGCGTCGTTGTCGTGGCGGTACATCACGCTGCGAGCTCCTGTTCGGTGTCGGGGTGGCGCTTGAGGACTTGGTGGAGGTGCGAGCGGGTGACGCCGAGGCGTTCGGCGGCCTGCTCGGTGTCGGCGCCGTAGCGCATGAGTTCGCGGGCGTCGTGGGCGAGGTCGGCTTCGCGGGTGCGGGCGGTGGCGCGGGCCCTGCCGATCTCCGCCCAGCGCTCCGTGCGGGCGAGGTGGGCGCGGTCGGTCTTCCACTGCTCGTGCGCGGCCTCGCAGCGGGAGCAGACGGGCATGTCTTCGAGGCGGTGGAGCCACCAGCCGCGGTCGGTTCCGCAGTGCCCGGTCCAGTCCGGTTCGGCGTTGGGGTCGTCGATGTCATCCCAGGCGGCGGGAGAGGCCCAGCGTTCGCGGGCGGCGCGGCGCAGGGAGCGGGCGTGCGTGCCGTTGGTCTTCGACAGCTTCTCGAAGCCGTCGGCGACTCGTTTGGCGAGGCCGACGGTGACGGTGTCGCGGCGTGCGGTGAGCAGGTCGGTGAGGACGGAGTGGTCGATGCGGCATGCCGCGTCGATGTCGGCGCACTTGTGGCCGAGGGCGACGAGGGCGCGCAGTCGGCGGATGGTGCCGGTGGCGGGGATGCGGCGCTGGTTGGGGATGGCGTCGCCGGGCTGAATCGCGAGGATCTTGTTCGCTGTGGTGCGGCGGCACTGCGGGTTCTTCTCGGCCAGCAGGTTGGAGATGGTGCTGCTGGAGCAGCCGGAGATGGCGGAGAGCTGGATCCATCCCGCGCCGGCCGCGAACAGGCCGCGGAGGTGGGCGGCGACGGGCGCGGTGTCGACCATGAGGGTGCGGCCGGTCTGGTTGAGGTAGCGGCGCCTCTTGTCGTAGGCGTTCTCGGCCTGGCGGCAGGGGTGGCAGGGGCAGCCATGGATTCCGGCGGCGGGGCGTCCTTTGGCGCGGGCGGTGGTGCCGTGTTCGGCGAGGGGCTTCACGGGGTTTCCTCCTTCCGGCTGGCGGTGGGCAGCTTGTGGATGTGGCGGCAGGTCCAGAGGGCGGCGGCATCGGTGCCGGGGCGGTTGTCGGGTGCGGCGGGGATGTGGTGGCGTTCGCGCCAGAGGGTGCGGGCGGCCATGACGGCGCCGGGTGCGAGGACGGCGACGGGGATCCAGGCGAGGCCGGTCACGCGGCGGTCCTGCGGAAGCTGGTGGTGCCGGTCCACTGCTTGCAGATGGAGCCGTGGACGGTGGCCCGCTTGGACCGGACGTAGCCGGCTTCCTCGATGACTCCGGCGCGGGCGGCCCCGTTGAACGCGGCGCCCCAGCGGGCGGGGTGGTCGGGTTCGTCGACGAGGCCTTCGGCGATGAGGTCGGCGGCCTGGAAGGGGACGCCGCGGCGGGCCATGAGCTCGATGGCTGCGCGGCAGGCGGTGGCCCAGTCGGGCGAGGTGTTCGCCGCGGCGCGGGCTATGCCGTCTGCCTTGGCCGCCTGGGCCGCGGCGGCGGACACGGTGCCCTGGGTGGCGATGGGGAGCTGGAGCTGCGTCATTGGGTCGCCTCCGCGGTGAGGGTCTGGTGGGTGCAAGTGCCGTAGAAGCAGGGACCGGCCTGCTCCCGCCACTGGTCCTTGCTGAGAAGCTCGACGTGGTAGCCCTGGCGGGTCTGGCGGTCGCGGTCCCGTTGGCGCGGGGTGAAGTTGGCGTGGGCCTGCTCGGCGCTGCTGGCGCCGTCGCCGTACTCGGAGGCGTAGGCGCAGTCGTTCGGGCCGAAGAGGACCCAGTGGCAGGAGCGGAGCGGCAGCGTCTTACCGCCGATCTGCACGAGGAGTTCGGGCACGGTGTGGTCTCCTTGGTCTGAGGAGGCCGGCCGCGATTCGGGCGCGGCCGGCGCCTCGGCGGTTACTCGGTGGGGGTGGCGGCCGGCTTCGGCGTCTTGCCGCCGGTCAGCTCGTCGGCGCTCACGCGCGGGGCCGGGAACTCCTCCTCGGCCGTGACCTCGCCGCGCTGGATCGACTTGTAGATGACGATCAGCTGGGCGACGTCGTGCTCGGTCCACTTCGCCGACGGCCGGTCCAGGCGGGCCTCGATGCGGTCGGCGGTGATGCCGATGCCCTCGAACGTCTTGATGGCGTCGGCGATGCGCTGGGCGAGCGGCTTGCCGCCGCCGTCCCGGAGCGTCTGGTTGCATAGCTCCTTCGCCTCTTCGACGAACCAGGGCGGGAGGATCGCGAAGATCGCCTCGCGGACGCGGCGGGCGCCGTTGTTGGCGTTGTTCTCGTAGATGTCCCGCATGTCGGTGAGCTGCTTGACGCCCTGCTTGGTGTCGCGGCGGTGCGGGACGATGAACGTCGAGGAGTTGCGGGAGTTGGTCTGGACGTCCCAGGCGAAGGCCTGCATCTCGGACTGGCCGTATTCGTCGTCGCGGCGCATCTCGACGAGGCCGTACTGCACGTTGCCCCAGACGCGGGCCAGTTCCCGGGCGAGGTGGACGGACGCTCCGGTGACGGTGGAGCCGCCGCGGCTGTAGCGGAAGAACGCGCGCTCGGCGAGGCCCTGCTGCTTGCAGGACTCGCGCATCTCGGCGACGGCGGCCTGGATGTTGCGGGGGCACTGCTGGGCGACGACGACAGCGGCCTGGACTTCGGCTGCCGCGCGGGACTGCTCGACAGCGGTGCCCTGCCCGATGCGGGCCGGCGCCTGGGTGGACGGAAGGGGGACGGGCTGGTTCACAGGTACTCCTCGTTGTCGCGCTTCTCCGCGTAGGGCGGCAGGGGCAGGTAGGTGATCTGGTCGTTGAAGCCGGGCCAGACGCCGGTGCGTTGGCATTCGGCGTAGATGCGCAGGGCGCGCTCGTTGCGGGCGGCGCCGAGAGTGAGGGCCGGGAAGTCCAGCTCCACCAGGTGCACGAGGTAGGGCGGGGTCTTGGACTGGAAGGCGAAGACGAACGCCGGTTCCTGGTCGCCGTGCAGGCCGAGGGCCTTGACGCCGGCGAGGTAGAAGGCGGCTTGGGCGTGGTAGCCGTGCTCGTACACGGCGCGCTGCAGCGCGGCGGGGTCCACGGCCCGGGCCGTCTTCACGTCGACGACGATCAGGCGTCCGCCGGTCTCGCGGTTGCGGAGCCAGTCGGGACGGATCCGGCAGCGGACGCCGGTCGCCGGGTCGGTCCAGTACATCGACCGCTCGGCGACGCCCATGCCGGGTGCGAAGAGCGGGCCGGCGATGGGGTGGCTGCGGACCGCGGCGACCATCGCCTGCACCTGCTCCCACTCCTTGGCGAGGAGCGGGACCCGGCCGTCGGCGCGGGCTTCGTCTCGGGCTTCCTGCGCGGCCTTCGTCTGGTAGCTGTCGAAGTCGAGCGGGGCCAGCACCGCACCCTCCCCCAGCAGTTCCGCGTGAACGGCGTTGCCGAGGTCGAACTCCCGCTTCGGGGCGGCCGGGTGCTCGCGGTCGTAGTGGAACTGGGCGGGGCAGCCGGGCGGCAGCAGGGCGCGCAGTCCGGTGGAGGAGATGGTGGTGCGGTCGGCGTGGTAGTCCTCGGCGGGCAGGCCGTCGACCCAGCCGGGCTTACCGTCCTCGCAGTCCTCGCAGATGCCGTCCCGGGTGAACGGCCCGTCGGTGTTGCCGCACTGGCGGCAGGCGAGGGGGCTCACGCCGCCGCCTCGTTGCCCGCGATGGCCTGGAGGACGGCGATGCCGTTGTCGTCGTACTTGGCGAGGAGGATCGCGTCGCCGTAGTCGGGGAAGGTGGTGCACAGCTTGGCCCGGTTCACGGCGTCGGCGCGGTCGATGAGGCTGATCAGCGACTCGGTCCAGTCGCCGGCCGGGTAGCCGCCGCGGCCGAAGTGGGAGAGGACGTGGGCCGCCACCTCGGCGGGGATCCTGGGACGCTTGGTGCTCATGTGAGGCTCCTGAGGGTGTGCTGAGGGGAGGCCGCCGTCCCCGGGTTGGGGGGTGCCGCGGGGGCGGCGGCCCTGGTGGCGGCGCGGAGTGGGGGCTCGACGCGCCGCGGTCTTCGGTTGTGGTCTTGTCGCCGCCCTCGCCGGCCGGTGTCATCCGGCGGGGCGGCGGGCTAGCGGATGCGCCCCGGGTCGGTGACGGGCCCGAGCAGTCCGAGCGCGGCGGCTTCCTGCAGGGGCCGGACGTCGATCGGCTCGGTGGCCTGGTCCTCGATGGCGCTGGTGTCGCGGACCATGGGCGGCACGTCGATCCGGTGGGTGTTGGCTTCGACGGCGAGCAGGGCGGCGAACCGGCGCTTGAGGGCGGCGAGTTCCTCGGCCAGCTCGTCCCGCTCCTCCGTCAGCTCGTCGATGTCGGCCTGCTGCTTGACGACGATCTCCTCGGCCTCCGCCCGCTTGGCGCGGGCTTCGTCCCGTTCCTGCTTGACGAAGGCGAGCTCGTCGCCGGCGGCGTGGAGGTGGCTGAGTGCGAGGGTGAGGTCTCGGCGCAGTCGTTCCACCTCGTCGACGGCGCGGCGTCGGCCGTTGCCCTTGAGGGCGGGTATGTGGTCGAGGACGCTCACGACGCTGCTCCCCTGCGCTGCTCGTCCGCGGTGTCGCGAAGGTGGCACCAAGTCCCGAAGGGGCTGGCGTGTTCGCGGTGCGCTTCACCGATCTCCCGCAGCCAGGCGGGGACCTGGCCGGTGCTGACCGGATAGCCGGTCTCCCCCTGATAGACGGCCACGGTCATCCCGCCGTCGGGGTGGTAGGCGAAACGGGCCGTGTCGGCGCGGACTGCTGCCCCGAACGCGGCGTCGACCGGCGGGTGCGCGCTGGGGTCGAGCTGCACGAAGTGCTGGGGCAGCAGCCCGATCTTCTGGCACAGCTCGTTGACGAGGCCGACGATGCTGCGCTCCGGGCGGATGGCCGTCTCGTCCCAGGCGGTGATGTGCAGCCAGCGGGCCCGGCCGCCGGGCGCCTGCTCGTCGGGGCGTCCGAACACCTCCATGTCGGTGCGGGGTTCGGCGGTGAAGCCAGCGTCGCGCAGGGAGCACAGCCATCGGTAGGCGTGGATGCCGTAGGAGCCGCCCGGCATGGTCGGGTCGTCTCCGGGGCCGGCGACGACGACAGCGGTGTTGTCGCGTTCGTCGCGGGCTACGGTCCAGGAGGCGGCGGCCGTGGTGTCGGGGAAGTGGGTCTGCATGTGGCGGCTGACCCGTTCGGCGAGTTCCCAGTCGGCGGGCGTGCGGGCCGGGGCGGGGGCCGGGCTGGTGATGGTCATCGGCCGCCTCCGATGGCGTCGAGGGCGGCACGGATGGTGTGCCGGTCGTGGTTGTCGGCGGGCCGGTCGATGCCGGCGTGGTCGGCGGCGGCGTCCATGTCGGCGCGGGTGGCGGTGTCCGAGGTGAGGCCGTGCGTGGCGAGGACTCGGGCGGTGTCGTAGGCGGTGAGCGCGCTCATCGCGTGTCCCCCAGCAGTTCGTCGTCGATGTCGATGAGTCCGGCCTCGATGGAGGCGATGAGGTCGGGGTGGGTGATCCAGCGGGGCACTCGCCGCGGGAGGATGCCGAGGCCGGACAGCAGGCCGGGCACGATGACCGGGTCGGCGGTGGCCGGGGCGGGCGGCAGGTCCAGTGACGCGGTCACGAGGCGGTCTCCTGCTGGTGGAGGCGGAGCCAGGCGCGGCGCTGCTCGTAGTGGGCGTGGACGCGGGCGCACCGCTCGACGTACTCGGTGGTGGTCCAGGGCTTCACGCCTCGGGCGCGGCGGGCCCACTCCTCCTCGACGCGGGCGAGCGCGTCCTGCTCCAGGTCCGCCAGCGGTCGGGGCTCCACAGCGGCGGTCATGACGCCGCCGCCTTCGGCTCGGCCAGCTGCTGCAGGCCGTACTTGCGGACCCGGTCGTAGCGGGCGATGCCCCACTGGATGGCGTAGCAGCACCACAGGAACGACGGCTCGTAGTCGTGGAAGTCCCACTCCCACACGTCCTTGAACTCGTAGCCCTGGAAGGCGAAGTCCTCCAAGACCTGCCGAGCCGTGTACTCGTCGCTCAGATCCTCGTTGAGAACCCAGGTGCGCAGGTGCTTGCCGGTACCGGCGGGCACGCCGCCCCACTTGGCGTCCTCGACGAACTGCTCGACGACCCGCTGCCGCAGCAGCTCCTCGGAGTACGTCTTGACGGAACGGCGTCCGCCGCCGAGCTTCTCGGCCCAGTAGTGCGGGTTGATGCCCATGCGGCTGTCGGCGCGGAAGAACTCGAACATGTCGGGGAGGCGGCTGAAGACGTAGTCGTCGCCGACGTCGCCGCACATGGCGAGGCGTCCCGGCCAGGTGATCAGGTCGAACCAGTACTCGCCGTAGCCGCGCGGGTTGCTGGTGAACCGCAGGTGCCGGTAGAGCCCGTCGTCGTGGAGGACGGTCATCTGGTGGCGGGTCGTGTCGCGGGTGAAGCGGGCGGCGATCTCGGGGTAGTGGCTCATGCCGTGGCCTCCTTGCGGGCGGTGCGGTTGGCGGCCTGGAGGGCGGCGATGTGCTCGGCCCACCCCGGGTAATCCGCGGCAGTCGCGACGGGGGCGTTGGACTCGACGAGCGCGGCGGCGAGGGCGAGCGCGATCCGCTCCGACGGGTCGTGGCTACGCAGCCGGGCCTTGAGGAGGCAGGCGACGGTCTTCTGCCGCTCCAGCTCGGCCGGCGACAGCAGTGCGTCCGTGAAACGGGGGGCCAGCGGAGTCGTCATCGGGCACCGCCCGCGAGGAACTCGGTGGCGTGCACCGCGTAGGTGGTCCAGGAGAAGCGGCGACCCCTGCCCTCCGGGCCCTTGCGGCGCTGCATGAGGCGCCACACCTTGCCGGGGATGTAGACGTCCCAGCGGTAGTCGTACTCCTTGGCGCTGCCCCACGCGGTCTGGCGGGTGAGCGCGTTGCCCTGCGCCATGTCGAGGTCGAGAGCTGCGGCGAGCGGGATGTCGCCCATGGTGACCACGAAGGCGGTGGTCTGAGATGATGTGGACACGGTCCACTCCTGTTCTTCAGGGTTCTGGTGGTGGATCGCGAGGTCGCCCGGACTTGGCCGTTGGGGCGGCCTCTTTGCATGCCGCGTCAGGCGGCGAGGCGGGCCGGCCGGCAGTTCAGGCGGCGGCCTTGTTGAACGGCTGGACCGTGAACTGCTCGGAGATGGCCCGGATGTTCATGCCGGAGAACCAGATGCGGTTGCCGTTGTCGACGTGCGGGATCTCCCGGGCGTGGACCATGCGGCGGAGCTTCTCCTTGCTGAACGGCAGCCACTCCGCGGCCTCGGCCGGCGTGTAGTGGAAGTAGGCGCCTTCGGCGGTGCCGGGGGCGGGGATGTTCTCGCGGATCTCGTCCCAGCGGGGCGGCTTGCGCCTGACCCTGGGGGCGGCCATGGCGGTCGCGGTCACGACTTCTCCTCGTGAGTTATGTCGGCGGGGGTGACACCCAGCGCCTCTGCGACCTTGCGGATGTTGTCGTCGCCCAGGCCGGCGAGTCCTCGCTCGGCTCGGGAGAGATGGCCGCGATGGATACCCGTCTTGGCAGAGAGCGTGCGTAGGCTCATCTTGAGAGCCTCCCGTCTGTAGCGGATAGCGCTGGGGTGCGGTCTCACGCCTCAGAAGCTAGCTTTCCGCGACGCCTCATGCAAGCCCTTGGAGAGCCTTAGTAGCTACCAAGTAGAGCCTTACTGGCTCTGGTGTGCACTCGACGACCAGTACGCGCAGTGCGCCCCATGCAACCCAAACGCTCCGTTTAAGAGCCCAGCCGCAGGTCAAAAGGCCGAGACTCGGCTAGGTGGTTGCATGGAACTAGTGCATGATGGGGTTTCATGGACCGACAGCGAGAGTGGGAACTCTCAGACTGGAAGCGGCTCGGCCGCGCGTTCGCGGCCCAGCGTGAAGCCGCTGGATACACCCAGGTGACCGCAGCTGAGGCACTTGGTGTCTCCCGGACCCCCGTGCAGGCCATCGAGCGCGGGCGCCAGTCGAACGGCCAGAACTTCTCGAAGGTCACCCAGACCATGCGCGCCTACGCGCAACTCATCGGATGGACCGCCGACTCCCCCGCTCGCATCCTCGACGGAGAGGAACCAGAACCGGCCACTCAACCTGTTTCCGGTGCGGCCGGCGAGTCGAGGTCGGATCTGCCGCCGGCTGTCGACCGCGAGCTCCGCTCGGGCAGGACCCTTGACCACACGGTGGTCAACCTCGGCACGCACGAGGACGACGACACCCGGATCATCGTCGTCCTGAAGGGCGCCGAGGACATGACCGAGGACGAGCTCGACGAAGCCTGGCGGCAGTGGCGCAAGACTCGACGTCGGCTTCAGGCAATCCCCGGCGAATCAGACACCTCACGGGATTCGTGACGTCGTTTCGGCCTCAACCAGTCGACTGTGACTCAAAAGTGTGCTTCGATCGACACACCGTCACCGAGGGGGGGGCACTGCTCGGACCGGGAGGGCCCGTGTGGGTCATGCACGTTGAACGCGTGCGGGGGGACTATGTCGCCCCCGAGATCGTCGACCTGGAAGACGGCAGCGGCTGCCTGTTCCGCATACACGAGGACGACATCGACGAGGACGGCGTCAAGCCCCTCGCCGACCTGCTCACCGAACAGGCCCAGCGCTGGGCCCCCCGCCCTGCCGGCTCCCCTCCCGGCCCCGTCATTCCCGTCCGCTGGGAGCGCGTCCCCAACCCGCCCGACCCGCTGGCAATCGGCGTCGAGGACGGCCCGGAGTGCATCACCTACACGGTCGACCCGTCCCTCCTCAGCCAGCGCGCCGCGGACTATCTGAGCCGGCTCGACACCGAGCGGTCCCCGTACTGGCAGCGCGTCCCCAAGGGCTACCACGATCACGGCAACATGGACGCCGGCGAGTAG